ATGACAATGGAAACGAGAGCGTCGAGAATCTTAAAAGAAGTGCTTAAATATACTGGAGCGAGAACAATAAACGCTTTGGCTGAAATAATAGAAGTAAAGCGCGATAGGCTCTATAAAATAGAAAAAGGCGAAACCTCTGCTATAAGTGAAAATCTGATTAAAATAATAGTTAAACGTTATCCCGAAATAAATAGCCAATATTTACGGGGTAACGTTGATATTAACGATATGGTTTTATCAGATATTAAAGACATTAACGCGAGTCGTAATTTACTTATAAACGATATCCCTACAAAAGAAGATTTAATCATTTTAAATCAACAAAAGATTCTTTCAAATCAAGAAGAGATTCTTGATCTTTTAAACAAAAAAAGCGGTGACTTATAGTACACCGCTTTTTTTTGCGTAATAACCGTTTTAAGCAACTTTCTTCTTATCCCTATCCTTTTTCTTTCCCATTTCGTGCTTTATCGCGTTATATTCTTCTTTCATGCTTTCAGGTATTCCTTCATAACGTTTGAAGTTTTTAATACCAAAAACAGTCGGAAATTTATCTAGATTCAATTTGTCAAAATTCCAAATATCTTCACCGTTTATAAATGCGTTCCATGCTAAAATCATACACGCCTCTTTTTCCCTTGTTGCTAATTTCTTAAAGGTGCTTTTATAATTTTCAATATATAACTCTCGTAAGGTTAGACAAGGATGACCACCATACACGTTTTTTTGATAACATAAAGCGTCAAAAAATCTATCTGCGTGGTCTTTATCAATTTGAACAAATATATTATAAAACTTAGCTAAAAAAGATTTTGGCAAACAATCACGCATAGCTTCTCTATATCTATTTCCTTTCACCATTAACAGATAGTACCATTCTTTTCTTTTTAGTGTTTCTTCTAATACATGAACATTAGACCGACTTAATCTAGGATCAGGTGATCTATAGCTTTGCGCCCCTTTAGAACTCCCTTTTGTAAATCGTATAACTTGCTCAAATAAAATGATAGCAGGAATTTCGGTATAGTACTTGATATTATTCATGCTCAAAATGTCTGAGATAGACCTTTTTTTACCTGTGTCAATTTTAAAGAGAGCATCTTTTGAACAATTAAACATAAAAGTCATAGGAACAGCAATACCTAATTCAATTACAGCGTGTAAACGGTGCTGTCCGTCTATTAAATCGCCATTGATATTAAATTTAATTACATCGCCTGTATTCTCATCCCATTCTCCCGTTTTCATTGCTAAAACAGCTTTTTGTATGTTCTGCTTTGATAAACTCCTATTGACCCTATTTCTTTTTAGAAATTTTTTAGCCATTTCAGGAGTAACCAGAAGAACTACAAGTTTTAAAGGTGATTTGAAACGGTTTTCAACATCGGCATAAGATAGTATTTCATCATATACTTTTTGTTGTTGATCTGTAAGAGGCACGGGCTTATAATCGACCTCTTGATTTTCTAATTTTACGTCTTGATTTTTCATAAAGGTTAAAGTGGTTTTGTTAATATTTATTTTTAACTAAGCCAATATATAATATTTTGCTTCACTTATAAAACATTTCTCTCTGTAATAGAGGCTTTTACGGGTTGACCGTAATTAATTGTAAGTTTTTACTTACGCCCTGTCGAATATATCAGCTCTTTTACAGTCCTCACTACAATACGTTTTCTCTGTGGGTAAGCCACAGAAGAGACATTCTTTTTCTGGCTGTTCTGGTGGCGTTTGCGTTTTCCATTCATCATAGGTCATTTTGTTTGTTTATTCTAGGATAATATTTATCATAATAATGTTCATATAATTCAAAAATTTTTTCCCACCATTTAGGTTGTTTACTGTTCGGGTTTTTAGGAAAAACCATTGTGCCTAATTCTTCTTTCCATCTTCCATTTTTCTTTTTAGCCACAATGATTTTATATCCTCGCATAGTGTGTTGAGGGTATATTTTAAGACCATGCTTAATACACCAACTCATTTTTTTATGACTGCTTTCGGCTGCCCTCACTCTTTACAAAAGATATTAAAGTTCAGTTCACCTAATTCTATGTATTGATTATTAGGCACTGTGAACCATCCCGCAACCCCGAGGTAATCTGGTCGGTTTTCAAGGACATTTGCATCTACTCCGATTTGAAGCATTTTACCAATATCTTTTAACTGCAAGTCTACTGTTCCATCTACGCTTTTTATCCATCCTTCAAAGGAGGTGTAATAATTCCAGAGCGAACCATCAACATGAAAACATTGATGTGTTGTGTTGTCTTGTGGAGTATCTAACTTTCCAGTGAATTTAATTTCAATTTCATAGCGTTTATTGGTTTTGTTATTCTGAACATTTCCGCATAACAAAGCGGTTTTATCGTCCTCGTATTCTATGAAGTGTAACCCATTTTCAGAGAGAAAAACATCGGGTTTATGTTGGATTGAAAGTTTAATAACAAAACGTGTTTGTACTCTTGCACATAGTTCCGTATTTATGACTTTGGTACAACGTTTTTCTTCGATGTATCTACAGTCGTAAATATCTACAACATTATCCCCGTTTTGATCTGTCAAACCATCATAACAGTTTTCACCATCTGCTCCATCTTCTCCATCTGTTCCATCTTCTCCATCTTCTCCATCGTTGCCATCTGTTCCATCGTTGCCATCTTCGCCATCCGTTCCATCTTCTCCGTCTTGTCCGTCTTGTCCGTCAAGTCCCTGAATAGTTGGTATTTCTTCGTTTTTTTCTACTGCTGTACACCCGAACCCCAAGGATAATACTAGCAAAATGATTAGTGCTTTTTTCATGGTTATTATTTTTTGATTGTTATGGTTACGTTTTTATTTAAGTGTTGGTGGTTATGTACTTGGTCTACCCCGTAACCTGTAGATGTGTACTCTTTTTTTAGTTCTTCCTCAAGGAATAATTCTACCGATTTTGCCCGTTTTTCACTAAGTTTTAAGTTTAGCTTTTTAGAGCCATGAGTACCACAAGCATAACCATTAATGGTCACGGAATAATTAGGATTATCCTTGATGGTTTGGATTGCTTTTTTCAAGGTGTTTACTTGCCCTGTTTCTATATAGGTTTTCCCTTCTGAAAAGAAAATGTGATAGGTGTATTTTTTAGGTACTTCTTTTACACAATCATTGCAATTATAGTTATTAACAATTGCGGGTTTTTCTATGATCTCTTTAGTGAAGTGTTTTTCAATGATTCTAGGCTCTTTTTTCTCTTCTTTTGCCTCTGTTAAATTGATAGAAATACTAAGCCCTGCATAGTAGGTAAAACCGTTCGCACCTCTCGCATTTGTTGGTTGGTTAGGGAATCCAATAGGGGTTCTTAAAGAGTATAAATCTTTCCCTCCAACTTCTAACCCAAGGGAAACAATATTGTTAAGTCTAAAAGTGTTAAGAATCCCGTAATTCATTGTTAATACATCTTGATCTTCATAGTGTGAAGCTCCTACGCCAATAAGGGGGTAAATCCTCCAAAATTTGTATGGTCTACCCGCTATGCTTTTTAGGTTAAATAAGATATCTAAATCAAGCCCATAATATCCCGTATCATAGCCTGTATCATTATCTTTTAATGCTCCGGCACTTAGTACTAGCCTTGGTTTTATCCAATTATCAAATTCATAAGCAAGTCCTACGGCTGCGTGTTCTGCTACCTCGCTTGTGCTTGCCTCGTCGTAATAAAAATTACCTCCGGCTCTTACTTCCAGAGAAAGTTGAGAATAACAAAATGCTGTTATCATCAAAAGCCCCATTGTTAAAATTTTTGTTTTCATTTTCATTGATTTATTTGTTAGTATTTACTCTGTTTTTAATCTCCCCCTGTATGATTTCGACGTAGTGTTCTAAATCTTTTCTTAACAACCAATTTTGCGCCACTTCTTCTAATTCTTCGACGGTTTTTGTTTTGCACAACTCCCTTAATTCATCCATAAAACCTTCTTCAAAATCAATAGATTTAGGCGGGTTTTTATGCAGTGTTTCAGACAAGGTTTGACTTAATTCTTTTTTTTTAGGCGTTTTAATGCCTTTAAACATCTCTTTAGCAACTTCTGGATCAATACCATCCTTGCTCATAGAAAATCCGTTAGAGCGTCCCTGTGACATCATAGAGCCTATGTCAAGCCTCTCTGACCAGTAGCGATTTAACCAACTTAAAATTTTATCTGGCGAGAGACTTTCATAGAAATTTCCGTAAACACCTTCTTTGATATTTCTAAAAAAAAGCGTTAGATCAGTGATTTTTAAAGGATATTGACGACATATCCCTTCTGCGATAAAAGAAATTTGTGATTCTGTCAATAAATTTTTTACGCTGATTGAGTTGTTTAAATCTGTGACCCAAAGCTCAACGTAAGAAATTGTAAAATCCTCACCATATTCTTTTTTAAAACTTCCAAGTGTTTTACTAGGTAGATTTATAGCGTCTTCGATGGTTTTTATTTTTAGTTTACCATGCTTAAAACAGTTGGCAGGGCTAAATAAGTCCAAGGTTTTTTTTAATTCTGTCTTGAAACTCTTGGCTGTAGATAGGCTTTTGTCTAGTTTGTTGCTCTTGTCCATTTGTTCTAAATATTATTTCATCGTTCCAACTTTCGTTATTCAGGTAGGTTTCTGGATTTTTTCGATATTGTTTTTCCGGTTGTGAGATTTTATATTTTTCTACGTGCTGCATTATTTTTAATTTTTCAGCATGAGAAATCATTTCCCATTTTTTTTTAATGTTTTTTTTCTTACCAACTTTTTTATCGTAACAATTCCAAAAATCTTCAAACGTTGGAAAAATTTCTACTTCGGCATAGGTTATATTCTTAAGTTCTTCTCTTTCTTTTTTTTCTTTTATTTCTTCTCTTTCTTTATTTCTTATATTCTTTAGTTGTTGCGATTTGTCTGCGATTTGTTTGCGATCTGTCTGCGATTTGTTTGCGATCTGTCTGCGATCTGTCTGCGATTTATCTGTTAAGTTGCTTGTCATCAACTCTTCTTTAATTTGCATTTCTTCCCATTTGACAAGGGTTATGAGCTGAAATTTGTTTGTTGTTTTCCTTGTTACTTCTCCGCTATCTTCTAGTTTTTTCATTGCGGTTCTGCATTGACTTACTGATAGTTTTATTTGTTTAGCGAGATTTGCCCAACTTAAAACCATCGACCCCGATTTAATTACAATACCACGCCATTTTTTATCTTCAAAATTGACGGAAAGTAAAAGATGAACTAAAAGGCGAGAAGTATTAGAATCGTCATACCACTCCCATTTTAAAAATGACCTATGTAATTTTACCCAACCACTCATTTTTTTACTTATAAAAAGAGAGAAGCTAACCTTAAGATTTCTCCGGCTTGCGTCCAAGAGGTTAGCCACCGCATTGTTTCTCTCTTAAATTTTTACTCCGTTTCTAAAAACTTAATCACCTTAGTCCGCCCAATAAGCTTACTATGTTCTAATTCTAACTGTGCGGACTTTAGCATAGCGTTTGATGTTGCTACTAGGTTTTTACCTGTTGACACATCAATCTCCCCGTTTTTTACTCCTTCAAATACTTTTACCAACTCCTTTCTTAACTGTTGTACGTTTTTCATTGTAGTTCCCTTTTTAGTAATATGTAAAACTTCTTTGCCTCGACAAATTCAGGATATTTCAATACGTCTCTTCTGGTTAAGCGACCTTTGCTATACATTACGATAGCGGTTACTGTATTTTTTGTATTGATGCTATACATATGGTTTTGATATGCTTCACATTCTTTACATAAATACATTCTGTTATCTTCGGTCAATGACGTATATAAAAAGTCCAGAATAGACTTTTCTTTTTCGCAGACCAGACACCTTTTTTTTCTATCAAAAACATCTAAGCCATGATTTCTTTGATGATACCTTTCAAAATCTCTTTTTTTAGTTTTTTCCTTTTGATCTGGTTTACGACAATATTCAAGATGTTTGTCTTTTCTATTTTCCCTGTTTCTTTTTTGCGTTGCTCGCCCTTCTTCGGTTTTATTATATTGTTGATTACGTTTCTTTATTCTTTCAAAATTCTTTTTACGATATTCCTTATCGTATTCTCTTTTAATCGCTTTCTTTTTTTCTGTGGTAAATCGTCTACTTTCCCAATGGCATTGCTTGTTACAAAACATAGGTTTTCCCTCTCTTAATGCCCTGTTTATTGCTCCTTGAGTTTTGTTTACTTTTTTACCACAATGATTGCAATTCATATCCTTTTAAAAACAGGGGAGATAAGATAATTTTATTCCCCAAAATTATTTCTTCGCCTTATCTGTATTCCCCTGTTTCCTGCTTAAAAATTAACCTAATCGTCAAACGGCAAATCGTCGTTTTTTTCTTCTTTTTCTGCTGTTCTTTTATCCCCTAAAAAAGCAAAATCTGATACCTCTACTTTTGTGGTGTAATGGGTTACTCCATTTTTTTCGTAACTACTGGTTTTGTTTTTACCCTCTATGTAAATTTTAGAACCCTTAGTAACATATTTATTAAGTATCTCCGCTATTTTCCCAAAAGCAGAGATTTTATGCCACTCCGTTTTTGTTACTCTTTCACCACTGGTTTTGTCTTTGTAGTTCTCACTTGTTGCCAGAGAGAAAGAACTAACCTCATTCCCACTTTTTGTAGTGTTTTTCTCTGGCGCATTTCCTACGTTCCCGATAAGCATTACTTTGTTTAACATCCCTCTATTGTTCAAAGATTCTTAATTGCGGGTATTTGGCGTTTATTTCGCCTAGTTCAGCCTCTATAATGTTTCTGGCTTCCCTATCCACATATTGTTTAATATCCGGACTCACTAAAAGACAGGTTAAATCGTAAGGATCAATATCTATTTCAACCTCAAAAGTTTGTTCTGGTTGCCCTTCAAAAACCGCTAGTGTTATCATAAAACCTTTAGGTAGATTGCTTTTTACGGCTTGCGCTTTTAAGTCCGTTAAATTGCCCCTGTTATCACTTGTTAGTTCGATTTGTTTGTCAACGGTTGCCTTAAAGTTTTGAAGCTGGCTTACAAGCTCCATTGCCTTTGTTTTGTCCTCAAACATATATTGATGCATCCTAATGAATTGCGCCAAGGTTTTAGGGTTATACTCTTTACTAGAATTTAAGCCCGTTAATTGTAGGTCTTGAGAGAGTTCTAATGTTCCTTTATACGTTTGGCAACTCTCATAAACCGCCCCATTGTTTTGAATGAAATCTATGCCTCTACGGTTGATGGAGTAGGTAACAAAAGAATTATCAAAATTTAAGTCCTCTTCTTTTGCTTTTAGAATGTGTTCTTTAGGTATGGTAATTTGCCCCTGTACATAAAAATCACACCTATGTTTTAGCGGTGGTGCTTCTCCTGTTCGGATTTCTGTTACTCCTGAATTTGGGGTAATCTGATAATTTCCAGTTGTTCCGTCGTAGTTTAAAAAACTGTTGCCTAATGTTGATACGCTCATTATATTGATTTTTGGTGTGTGATTAGATGCAATTGTCTTTCATTTTGTCTAAGTGGTCGCTGACGGATCAGCACACCCTTCCCATTGAAGTATGCCATTTGCCCTTCTTCTTGGTAGTCTATTAAGTACAAGGGTTCGGTAACTTCTTTAACACCTGTGCGTAATAAAGCTAATTGCTCTTTTGTCTCGTCTGAAATAGGCTTCTTTTCGCTATTAAGTTCCTCTGTGAATTTCTTTCGCTTTTCTTCCAGAACCGCAAGCTTAATCGAATTTTGTGCGTGTTGTTCTTTGAGTTCTAACAATTCCTCTTCTGATAAAGAAATGGAATAGGTGTGTTCTTCATTAGTTAATGCATTATCCCGAAGCATAATTTTTCGTTCATCTTCGGCATAGTCCTGAAATAAATGTTGATCCATGTGATTTATGTTTAAAAATTAATTACTAAACTTCTTGATCCATATTTTTTAATTTGCACTTTTGGTATTTCAATTCCCTCACTATCGTAAATCGTATCTTTGGATTTATAAGACACCCTTAAAAGCTCCTTACGATCTGCTAACTTTTCTTTAAGTTCCTTGTATACTTCGTCCTGTTCATAGTCTAAAAGGTCGCCTGTATTACGTGAAGAAAATTGTACTCCTTGCATTGATACCATTTTGTCAATATCCTCAACTTCCTTGCTTTGTTTGAGTTCTTCAAAAAGGGCTGTAACTACCTCTTTTAAGCGAACTACATTTGTTAATGCTTCTATTACGCCAACCTCTCCGGCTTCAATGATTTTTTGTGCGGCAACCCGTCCGGTATTTTGAGCGTCTTTCTTGGTGAAACCTGAATCATAACCCAAGTTACCGGACTGTACCACCTCTAAGAAAATGTCCTTACTTTTTCCCATCTGTTTAACCTTCTATTTCTTGTAATTGGTTTTGCAATGCCGTTTTATGCTCTGGTGACATTGTTTTGTACTTTGTACCATACCGTGTAAGGGTCGCTTTTATCCCCTGCGGGGTACTCTTCATTGCCTTATTAAATTGTTCTTCTGTAAGGAATACGATTTCAGGCTCTTTGATTTCTTTAGGTGCGCTTTCTACGGGTTCATTATCTACATACCTGTATGAACCTTCTTCTTCCTGTACTGCTTGATCCGCTAAGTGTGCGGTTTGCATTTGGACACTCATAATTCCCCACTTGGAGATTGTATTTTTAATCACAGTTTTCTTTGCCATTGCATCAAACTGTTTCGTCCAAGGTGAATTTTTATCTCCGTAAGATGTACTGTATTTTTTTGCGTGATCGATCACTTTTTGTTTGCTCCAAAAAACAGTTTTTTCCATACCGTTGTGAAGCCTAAAATAAGCCGCATATCCAACTACTTCGCCCTTACCTACAAGATTGAAATTCGCTACAATTTCCTCGGTTAACGCATTGTGCGCAGTGAATTGATTTTCGTATACCTCTGTAACATTTAGTTTTTTGTATTGCCCCGATCTAATGGCGAGTTGAACAAAACCTTTCCATCCTACTTGAAACTGTGCTTTTCCTTTATACGCCACAACCCACGCAAAACCTAAACTTGGATTTATGGGAAGGTCTAGGATTGCGGCTGTGGCTACTGCGTGGAGGACTGTTTGCGGATCAGCCGAACTAAGGTATTTGTCTGAATTGACAACCTGTAATGCGGATGATATATAACTTTGTGCTTTTTCGCCTAGTATAGACTTAAATTGATCTTGGATTGAGTCCTGCATGAAGAGAGTAGTAGCAGGGGTTAATGAATTAGCCATATTGATTAGTTTACTATGATTATATCCGTTTTAAATATGTCTGTGATAATTTGTGTAGCCGTAGGGACGGTTTCCTTATCTATGTACCAGTAGAGTTCTTTTTGATAGTCTGCCAAGATGTAACACTCCTTTGTTTGTTCGTCTGTGGCATCGATCTGGTTTTTAGCATAGCCTAAAGCTTCTAATACTTCAACCGTGTGATCGAGGTTTGACTTGATTAAGCAAAATTTGTTTTTTAAATCCATTATGCGTGTCCTTTATATGACAGGTAACTATCAAGTTGTGCCTTGGTTATAATGTATTTACGTCCTGCTTTTTTACATTCTAAATAGCCCTCTCGAATATGAAGTCGTAGTGTTTCAGTATGGACACCTAGCATTTTAGAAACCTGTTTAACGGTAAAGATTTCTTCCCCTTGTTCTTTGGTGATATGTGCTAGGATTCTATCAATTTTAGAACCTATATTTCTGTGAATTGATTTTTCTACAAGAGCCTGTAAGTCAGACTCTTCCATCCCTATTAAGTGGATTTGAGTTTCCTTCATTTTAAAAAAATTATATACGGTTTGAGAAGCTAGATAATAGCCTCATTTAAAATCTTGATTGTGCGCTCGAATTGAGCCGGATTCTTTAGGTGATTTCTGACGTATGTCTGCTCGAAGTAGAGCCGAATTCTTTAAAATATTGTACGCGAAGTACTGCTCGAATTGAGCCGGATTCTTTGGTAATCTAAATGTAATTTTGCTCGAATTGAGCCGGATTCTTTAAATAGTAACTTACAAGAGATTCGCTTTTGGGAATACTTAAGCTGAATTATGTGTAAGCTTGTGTTTTAGAGGGATACCAAATTAAACTATTTTTTTGATATAACAACGGTTTTATTCGTTTTTTTTAAACATAGTTATTAAAATACGTGTGTTTCGTACAAAAACATAACACTCACAGGTATTGGGAAACATTGGGTTAATTTCCCTCTCTTCTTTCTTTCACTGCTTTAGTTAAGGCTCTGGTTTTTTGAGATTCTTTAGCCCTAACTTTTTCCATTTTCTCTTCAACATCTTCTGTGGTTTCTAACCACCCGTTTGTTTTGTATCGAGAATACATGAGCCAATTTCTAAAATCATCCATTTCTTTTTCACCTGTGGCATACTGGTAATTTAGATACGTAAATTTCTTTACATTGCTGTAAGGCAGACCTGTAAGCATTTCTATTCCGATACCCAATGCATCGACCAGTTGTTCGGGGTCTTCTGTTTTATAAAACTTTTTGCCCTTGCTATATACTTTGTTTATTTTACTACCAAAAGATAACGGGCTAAATTCAAACGGTTTTTCTTTATATTGGTTGTAGGCGTGTTGTACCATCGGTGCTATAATAGGCATTGACCACAACGTTGCACTTAACGGGTTTCCTTTTATTATTGCTTCCTCTATATCATCCTCTTCAAAATCCAACGCCCCTTGTACTAAAGGGAATAAAGCAGGAAGCACTACACCGTAAACAATTAAATTTCTTCCATCCTCCCATGTTGCCTTACCTCTTTGTATATTTCTTACAGAGTCCCTTATTTTTTGGAAATACTGTATTTGTGAACTCATATAGGTAGTAAACAAGTTCCCTGCCTTGTTTCTTTGATAGGCTGAAAGGTTTTCTATAGAACTAGATTGTTGGGTACTGTCTGTAAAGTTTTCAAAATCCCTCAACGCCATTTCTCGCGCTTTTTTCGGACTGTGTTTTTTAGAGTATTGTTTTGTTTTTGCATTTACATATCCTACGCCTCCTAAGATAATTCCCGCAGCATCACCATACCGAGTTAAGAGCATGAGTTTAGATGCTAAATTTGATTTTTTAGATAGTACTTGCTCGTAATCCCTAGCCATTTGTGCGGTAACATCACGATTATAGCCCCTCTCTAAACGCTCCTTCATAAAAGGGGTGTTCATTATATCTTTATACGTCTTAAAGTTCTTTATAGGAGAACTAAAAGTTCCTGCTGTCCATGCTCTAAATCCTGCCCCTGTCATATAAGCGGGGAATGACGCTATTTGAGACATTGCAGAAGGTAGGTTTAAGGCTAACGAAGCGGTTACTGCCTTGTTTTTAATATTGATGATAGCGGTTAATAGATCATTGGCTTTTGCACCATCGTTAGCAATATCAACGATATGCTGATCTACGAGTTTCATAAACTCTTTTCCTTGTCTTTGTACAACGGCTCTACGTACTTTTTCGTTTTTAAAAACATCACTTAATTGACGTACTGCGGGTTCAAACGTAGTGAACTGTATCATGTTATTAACATATCGATATAGCACGCTTTCTGCTCCAGACTCAAACCCTAACGGTTTTCTGTGGTTTGTTCTGGCAATTACATTGGGTGACATTGCCGAGGCTGTTGTGAAATCTACATCATCAACGGATATTTCTTTTGTTTGGTTCTCTAAAACTTCGGTAGGGCTATACATTTCTGTTATAGGCATATCTACCCCAAACATTTTTTTATACGTTGGGTTAACTTTTTTGTACATATTAGGGTAAAATTCTTCCACCAGAAAATCACCGTATTTCTGTATTTCGGGATTCTTATTTATAATCCCTTGAACCGCTTCTATTGCTGCATCACTAAAACCGTTATCGTTCTTTAGTTTTTCTAAAGTGGTAGGGTTCTTTGTATACATATATAATTGCAAAAACTGACCGAGTGTTTTATCATTTAGGTTTATACTTTTTTGAATAGTATTCCCTTGGCGATCTTTAATGCTTCCTTTAAAAATACCTAAGTCGTTTTTTTTGTCTCGTTGGTTTAATTTCTTAGATATGCTTTTGTAGTTTTTGCCTAAGACTTTTTTCTTTCCGTCCAATAATTCTTTATAGACTTCTTGATTCATTTTGTCTTTGCTTCTCCTTGCTGATTGCACTAAATCAGCCAATCTTTTTAACTTATTATCCTTAGAATAATCCAATTGAGCCATAAGCCCTCTAAAACCTTCCATTTTATTGAACACACCTTTTGTTTTACCAACGACATTGTTAAGCATATAAGACATAAACTTATCTGTCTTTTCTGTAGGGGATAAGCCTTTTTTAGTGTAGTCTCTTTTGTTTGTTCTTTGCGTTAAAACATCTTGAGAGTCCACCAACGCTTCGTCTTTTAAAATCGCTTGCGTTGTGTCTTCACGGTTTTTTGTTTTTTCGGCTAGATCTTTTTTAGCCTTTTCGTTAAATTTGGCTTTTCCTTCAAGCAATAAGGCTTGAAGGTTATTATAAGAATCCTCTAATAACTCCGTTGCTTTTAGTTTGGTGTCTATGTAATCAATAGTCCCTTTAGGTGTTTTCTTGGTAAGGTTATTTAAGTCGTTACCCCGTACGATCTGCAATGCCGTATTTAGGTCTGTAATCAAATCTAAAGAGCTATCTAAGTTTTCCGTAGTGGTATTTGCCTCTGCATCCCTTATGTCCTGCAAAATATCATCGGGGGTTTTTTGTATGTTTTTTAAAATTTTACCAAATCTTTTTCGTACATCTTCCGATACTTTTTTGGCTTTAAGCTTTTTGTTCTCCGTTTTTAAGAAGGTTTGAGGCTCTTTAAGCATCTTCTTTAAGTCTTTAGCTACGGCTTTATGTCCTAGTAAAGACAACTCTGAGTCAATGGCTAATAATGCCTTATTTACTTGCGCCATTGTATTAGCCTTTGCAAGCTTAGAGTTAAGATTTGTAAGATTTGTTTTAGTGGCAACGCCTATTTTTTGATTATCCAGAACGCTTTTTATATGGGCTAACGCTTCTTTTTTGGCTTCTAGAACATCGGTCTTTTCTGTTTTGAAACGTTCTTTTAGTCTACCTTTTTCTTTTCTTCCTTGGGCTAACCCTTGTTTTCTTCCTATGGCTTTCCCTTCTTTTAAAGATTCTTGACGTATAACTTTAAACGGGTCTAAGAGTTGCTTTTGAATATCAATTGCGGCTTTTTGATCTTTTGCATCAAGATTTTTGTAGTAGTCAGTGCTTTTGATGTAGTTCACACCCGCACTAACAATGTCCGCAGAAGTTTTGGCGGTCTTTACTGCGGCTTGCATTGCTAAGATTGTTCCTTTAGCTAAAGGAACGAACATATTCATTCCTAAGTTTTCTTTTCCGAACTTATCTACATTCTTGTACATTTCGGCAAGGAAAGCGTCTACTTGATTTAATTTAAAGGCTTCGGCAAGGTCTACGGCTTCGGTTGCCTGTGGTTTGGCTTGGTTAGCCTTTGACGTTTTTGAGTTAGCCTGTTTTTTACCTTGGTTAGCCTGTTCCGTTTTTTTGGCAGCCTGTGGTTTGGCTTCGCTTATTTTTGGTTGGCTTTGGCTTGCTTCTGATTGGCTAGGTCTAGCACCTTCTTTTTGAACTGCGGGTCTTGATCCATCTGGCGCAATAGTTCCGCTTTTGCTCCCAACTCCTGTAGGGGCGTTTCCAGTTGTTTCGGCTGCGTTTGCTTGTTCTCTTTCATTTAGCAAAGATAGTATTTCATTTGTATCTAAATAATCTATAACAGAAGCGTTTTCATTTTTAGCAATTTGCTGTTCTAATGCTTTCTGTATGTATTTATCGGTTGCGGGTAGTCCTGTAAGGTTTGTAAAGGCTTGTTTTAATGGATCAACTTTTTCCTTTCTTACATTGGTATATACTTCTTGCGCACCGTTAGGGTTATTAACAATAAAGTCAACAATATCCTGTTCGGTGATCTCTGTCCCGCTATCTTCGCTCATTTCTTGCGCCAAGTCGTCAAGCTGTCTGCCCTCTGTATCGCTCAAGTAACTTTTACCGATACTACGGGTACGTAGGTTCTTATCTCCAAAGTTGTTAAAACTTTTTCCTGACACTTTACTAATATTTTCAGCAATGATCCGGTCTTTGTTTCCTACGTTTTCCTCTAAAAAGGCTCTATTATTTACCTGCTGCAAAACACTTGCTATCTCTGCGGGATTCTTAGAGTTTTCCGCAACGGAAATAGAGTAATCTTGGTTTTGTGAAGGTGGCGCAATATCTCCCTGCGTATAATCCACAGTTTCCGCATACTTATCTCTAAGTTTACGGTGTGTTGGTCTGGAAACTGGTTTTCCGTTATTGTCGGTAAAACTTATTTCTGCGCCCTCTTCACGTTTAGGTGTGTATTTTTTAGCATTATTCGCCTCACTTAATACAATTTCTTTCGGGGGTTGTACTTCGGGCTGCGTTTGCTGCTGCTCTTGGACTTGGGTTTGCTCATTGGTCGGTGCTTTTGGCTCGACTGTCTGTTGATCTTGGACTGCTTCATCTGTCTTTGGTGTTACGGGTTCATTTAATATTTGTTCTTTTTTCTCTGACTTCTCAACGAATTCTTTGTTTTTACTGTCTAGAACAATCTCTTTTGTTTGTGGTGACATAGATTGATCTTCTTGAATTTCTTGTGCTGTCTGTGTTAATTCTCTAATCTGCTTATCGATATCTAAAACTTCCTGAATTTTTTCAGGGGTCATAGATTCAACTTTATTTATTGCGGCATTTAATACCTCTACATTCCCCTTAGTTAAGGACTCTAGTTTTTTATCAATCTCTTTAACAGCCGTAGGGGATAAGTCTGGATTGCTATCTCTTTCCTTTTTTAGTTGCTCAATTTCTTTGATGTTATTATCCATCGTTTTTTTAGTGATAGCATTACCAAAGGTTTGTAATCCTTTACCTACTGCCATAGGTGCGGCTGTCATTGCAACACCTCCAATAAAACCTCCACTTGCCATTGAATCGGTCACTCCGTCCCAAACACTTTTATCTGTTTGATCTAAATAATGAATATCAATAAGGTTTTGAGCTAATTGGTTTGCCCCTTCTGAAAAACCCTCTTTTGCAAAATTATATCCTGTTTTAGTTACGAATTCTTTTGTGAATTGTTTAAATCCTTGCTGTGCAAACTCTTTTGATCCTTCACCTAGAATACTTTTAAACATTCTTTTTCCTATCCCAAAGGTAATACGCTCACTAGCGGCTTCAATTCCTCCAAAAGCCAAGGCTGCGGCATTTAATTGAAACTTAGAATAATTAGTTTCCCCTGTTTTATTAGAGTCCATTAATTCCCCTCTTTTTTGCCCTGCGGCACTTGAGCCAACGGTAACTAATCCGGCTGTCCCGCCTGTAGCTCCAATAACGGCAATGTTAGGAAGTTGCGTTGCTAACTGCTGTAGTCCCCAGACTACGGCATCCCCTTTGTCTTCAATCTCTGAAACGCTTAATTGTGGTCTAATGGTCTGCTCAAAAAGTTTTTCTCCTTCTCGTAAGTCGTCTACCATTTCCCTAGCTTCCTGAACAAGTTTTTCGTTTCTAAGTGGTTGTACGGCATCAGGAATTATGTCATCTAATAAAAATGCGGCTTCTCCTAATCCACTTATCACTTTAGACATTCCAAGAGTTGCCATATCGGTTAAACTTTCAAGCATACCGTAGTTACGTTTTAGGTAACTAATCTCTTCCTGAAAAGAGCCTAAATCGTCGCTGTTATTATCAAACTCAACTACATTGTTTTTTAGCTGTTTTACAATATCGTCATACTCCGTTTTTATCCCTTGCCAGTTGTCTAGCCATTCCTGGGGGACTTCTCCGTTTTCTGCTTTCCTTTTGTCGTATATCCCTTGATATTGCTGACCTTTTTGAATTAAGCTTTTTGCTTTTTCCCCTAAGATTTTGTTTTCTTTTACTAAATTTTGATTTTCTACGTCTAAATTCACAAAGTTATCTACGGCAAAATTATTGAGTTTTAATTTTTGATCTTCTGGTAAATTTTCAAGGTATTCAACACGCATACGTTTTCTATCTTCTGGTGTTTCTCCTTTAGAAAATGAAGCGGTATATTGATCGTATAGATTTGCTACATCTTGATCTACAGGAACGGTTTCACCTTTACGATTTAGTAATACGGTTGGTATCTCCGGCATTGCAAATTCTGGATCAGTTCCTTGTTGTTGTGTACCCGAAGAATCGGGTAGCATAGGAGGTCTGAAATTCGAGTCCGAACTTTGATCTTGAGAAGTAGAAGGAGAGTCTTGTTTTGGCTCGTCTTTTTTTTTTAACATAAGATCATTAAACTCTTCTTGGCTCTTAGAGAAACTATCTCCTAATTCTCCCTTTAGGGCAGTATACACTTTATCAGAATAACCGTCTTGTGTATCTAAGGCGGTATTAAATTCTTGTTCGGATTTAGAAAAACTATCTCCTAACTCACCTTTTAAGGCGGTGTACACTTTTTTTCTATATTTTGGGTCTGTTGCTGCTTCCATTAGATACCGTAATCGTTGCCAGTTTCTTTTTTATTCTTTTTCGCTGATTTAGCTTGTTGTTCTTCTTTATTTTTTTCCACCAAATTCATCAATGTCCCGTCTAAGTCTTCAAGATCATCGTAATAACCCTCTGTTCCTTCTTTTCTCATTCGTCTTGAATAGTCACTAATTTCGTTTTTGTCACGAATAAGTCTTTCTCTTGTTTGTGGAACTTCTAGTTTTTTACCTTTTTCATCAGCCAATATTTCTTCTTGGATGGTCATTTCTATATCACCATTAGGATCACGGGATATTTGTTTAACAATTGATTTTCCTTTACCTACTTCTTTAATGTCTATCGGGATATTTAAACTAAAGTTATAAACCCCCGGCTCTTGTCCTTCTGCCTGTTCTGCTCCGGGTGACTTCAAAGGGTTGCCTTTTTCATCGGTCTTTAATCTAATCTGACCTAAAGGCACTTTATCTTTATTCTCTTTGGCTTTATTGGCTCGTTTCTTTTCGTTTGCATTTATCCGTCCTGTTAAGCCTCTTTGGTCTATTGTGTTTTCATCTCCCAAGTTTTTGGTGGCTTTTATCATTTCAGCATATTCATCCGTTAACATTTGTCTTTCTTCATCGTCAATAACTTCAACATCCTCTTCCGATAATCTAAGGTTTTGCCTAGCAAAAGAATACCCAAATTGAGATAAGCCCCCTGCTTCCTCACCAAAGAGTTGACTAGCCGCATAATCTTTTAGTCTATCGTCGCTAATGTCTCTATCTTTACTTGTTCTAAAACCTGTTTGAGAAACATTTTCCTGTACTGCAAAGTTTTTTGCGTCTTCTGTTAATTTTTCAGCTAAATTAAAGGCTCTATGTGGGGTCGGTCTTTTCTTTCCACTCATCCAATCAGAATAACTAATATATTCAGGAATACCGTCACTTTCTGCGTTTTTAAAAGCAAGTACTAACTCCCCTGTATCATCTATAGTCATATCTACCTCTTTGTTTTCCGAGAACATAGTTTGCAGCTTGTTACTAAAATTTTCATCCTTGATAATCTTTCCGTTGGCAACCCCTGTATTGTAAGCGGTTATTTCTTTAGTAACATTGTCAGAAAAACTATGCATCATTTCAGGTAATTTTGCTAATTGATCTAATTTTAACTGTAGGTTTCTTCTCTCTTCTGGGTTTAAATTTGGATCATCTAATTTTACTGCGGTTTCTCCTAAGACTTGCTTTGCTCTGGAAAGGGCATTAAAGTTTATTTCGTTAAGGCTTTTAGATTTGGTGTCCCACATCTTTAAACCTCCCTCGATCTTTGCTAGTTTAGCCTCTTTTGCTTTTGCTTCGGCTCTTTTTTCTTGTCGTTTTTTTTCGTCTAAAGCTGCTTTTCGCCCTTCTCTTGCGTCATTTCTACGTGCGGCAATGCCTCCCCAATATTGGGCTGCCTGACTAATGCCATCATCTAATCTTCTTAATCTTTGATATGCTGCGCCTCCACCTCCTGCTTTTGCCATTTTTCTTGTTTTTTTATATTACCCCCATCTAGAATTACTATATCTATTTCCTGACATAACACTACCCATTCCTGCGGCACTATTATATTGTGAACCACCACCACCGCCCATCATGCCGCCGCCACCGCCGCCCATCATGCCGCCTAACATACCACCGCCCATAAACGAAGACATAAGGCTCATGCCGTGTTCTGATTGTTGGTTTCCTATGTTCATAAGATCAGCATAAGATTGATATCTCATAGACCTTCCTACATCTAACATCTGACCGTAACCTTGCAACTCTTCTGCTTGTCTTTTTTCCTGCATCCCTCGTATTCTGGTTTGATCTTGTGCGGCTGAAAAGTTGATTGCCTTTTGTTGCTCGTCTAAGTTCGCACCGATTTGACGGTTCATTGTTGTGCTGTTTTGGGTTAAGCCTCCAATGCCTCCTAAAACACCTCTTGCTCCAGAGCCGCCTAACATATTCATTGCCTGTGCATTAAATCGGGCGTTTTCTTCTCTTTGTAAATCTGCCGATCTGGTACTTACTTGCAAGTCATTAAAAGGGTTGTTGAGTTCTTGCCACTCAAAATTATCAATGGCTGCCTGTGCTTCACCTTGCATCCTTTTTCCTTCTTTCCCTTTCTTAATTGCTCCAACCGCACCAACGGCATTTCCAACACTTGCTGCCATAACTATAAGTTTAAAAAATAATAATTCGTTTTTTCTAAAAATTCAAACCCCGATTTCTCTAAACTTTTCATTAATCCAGAGATATTACAGGTAATTATGAACCGTTTATACCCTTGATATTTCATGCACGTTTTTACTACGTCCATCAAATACGGAATAACCGTTAATCGATCTTTTCTGGATGCCTCTGGATTGATTGTTATAAATCCGAGGTAACAAAAATCTGCATCTGAAACAAATACAGGAATTGCTAATACATCTTTATTATCATCATATGCTATAAAAATTCTACTAGGTAGAGCCGAAGAGGGTAATACAGGGAAATTGTGCGCTTTCCACCATTTCACTAATTCTACATAATAGGTGTCCCTTGTCTCTAATCTCCATTTATACATATGATTTTACTGTGTTTGTAGAAACGGCAAATAATTCAGCCATTTCTGTATCTGTATTTTCTAATTCTACCTCTAAATAATACCCCCGCATTGATCCTGACTCTACACGGCTATTTTTAGTAGCAAAACAATATAATCCTACACTTAAAAGCGCAATAGAAGGGGCTGCAAGACCAATAATATTATCAGAAATGCTTAACACCTCTCCAACCAATGCGTTTACGCCCCCAACTATTGCGTATAAATTATCCCCAACGCTTACATACGATGGTATCTCATTAAATTCTATTTCTTGATTGCTAATTAAATTAGCAATGTTTCCGATTCCATTAGCGGATAATCCGGTAAAGTCTTCTACATCTTCATTTCTACGGGTATACGCATAATATCTACTCTCTCTTTTAAAATACTCGTCAACTGTTATCGTGCTTTGGGTGTAGTTGGTTTTTAATGTTGCAGACCACGGACTGTTTGACTGTGTAACCAGTGTTTTAAATATCTTGTCGTCTGCTGCTGCTTCATTAAAAATGAGCGAAACTTTAGAGGTGTATTGTGTTCCGTAAAAATTGTTTCGCGGTACGCTTTCACTGTTATGGATATACAAATCTCCATTTTTAAAAGAGTACAAATGATTGTTCATACTAATCATAAGTTCTGGCACAAAACTGTAAAAGCTCGTCCATCCTTTTTGTGCTTCACTAAACCCTATTGTCATGTATTCGTTTCCATCGGTAATAACCAAAAGATACTCGTCAAAATAAGGGTTATAAGCCGCTTGGTATATCTCATAAACATTGTTTCTAAATAAATCTTTAAAAAAATCATTAAGCCCGAAAACCGAAATTTCATTAACCCCGTCAATACTTAATCTTAAAGGCGATCCTCTTTTAGAATCTACGCAATACACCCTATTGCCAAAAAAAGCAAAACTTTCAGGGTTTTTGGAGATGCCATACTCGCCTGTATAAGCAATGTACGCCCCAAAAACATTGTTAACAGAAATTAAATCAAAAGAACCGTCCTCTTTAAAAGTTGCGTCTTTTTGATACAGTAATTGCCCTAATTTATCCTCTTGCATAACCAGAATATTATCATCTCTAAAAAACAATTTCTGTATACTCCCGTATTTTTTTTCTAAATCAATAAAGTTTACTAAAGAGAGGTTAAAAACGTTTAATTCGTTTTTAGTTGTAGAGTCACTAAAGACACCGCTATGAGTAATAGAAACAGGTCTGTATACTCTGGTGTATTCTATTGTAGAAACCGCACTAGGTCTACTATCAATCCCTAGTTTTTTCTGGTTAAATTCGTCTCTTATTTTATAACTTTCTACTCCGCTTCCTTGAATAAAAGCGTTAAAAAAAGTCAACTCTGATACCGCAGGCAAAGAAGAGGTTTGATTTCTTACATTTCCTTGGTGTCGATTGTTAATAATTTCAAATGTATCTGGTGTTTCATAAAAAACAGGAGTCTCTATAATATCGGGTTCTGTTTCAAAAATAACCGATCCCTGTGCTAAAGAAATCTCTATCTGACAACTTAATTTTGATCTTTCTGTGCTTGTCCCTGTCTCATTTCCCGTAACCCTCATTATTAAAGCGTTATTTGGGGAATCAATAGGTATTGGTGTACCAAAAATCACCTGAAAATCAATATCTCTCAAAAATTCAAAAGAAAACAATGCCCCGTCTAAATCTCCAACTTCAGTATCAAACCATTCCTGAAAATTATCATATGTATTTTGTGCTATAAAATTCCTTTCGTACAATTCGTTATACCCGTCACTTTCATAGTTTCTAAATCTTAATAAAATACGTGATCCTGCGCCTATTTGGTAGTCCACATATTTACTTGTAGCAGAATCAAAATACCCTACTAAAGTCCTTTGCGAAAACCCCATATAAACGGTAGGTCGACCTGAACTAACTTTCCTTCCTTGGTCGTATTGAAAGAATAAATTTTGATTATAATTTATATTAACATTTACAGGTTTTATTTTTGCATATAAGCCGGGTTCTTCTATAATAGCATTATCGTTTTCGTCTGTATTATCTGCAATAAAATCGGTTTCTTTTGTAACTAGCTCTATAATCCTAAACTTAGAAAGTTCATCAACAAAACCGTCAAGATCAGATTTAATAATAAGTCGATCCCCTTCTTTTACTTTATTGACATTTGCCCCTTCTATCTTAAGCCATCTAAACAGACCTTCTTCATAAAACTTGTTTACGTAAACAACATCATAATCAAAACTATTTTGTTTAATAACGAACTTATATTTTGTAGCCCAACTAGGCGGCTTATGATTTAGTGTAACTTCTATTTGGTTTTGTTTTTCTGCTAGACGGTGAGGAACGTAAACTGTATTTGTTTTAGAGGTTAGGGCTGTGGTTGACCTATTTGCATCGTCATAGTACACCACGGCAATTTCGTAGTCCCTATTTGTCTTTACTGTTGGAGAAACTGTAGAAAGCCCATAGAACGCTCGGCTACTACTTTGAATAAAGTTCCAAAACGAATATACATCACTAAAATCACTATCGTTAGGATCAAGAGGGGTGTTATCTACCTCATATATAACATATGGGGCTATCACACTAAAGCCTGTAGTATCTACCTCTGTAATTACAAAATCAGAAATACTTTTAACCGTGCTATTTGCAGGCGGGTCTTCATCTATGTAATTTAACCTAAACCTGTTCGTCCATATTGTTGTTATAAAGTTTGTAAACTCCACACTATTTACAAGAGCAGGAATATTGGCGTAGTTTTTATTTAAAATGAACTGAAAGAAATCATCAAAACGGCTTGCAGCGTTTGTGTCTTCTTCGTTTTTAACCTCAAAAGCCAATACTCTTTTCTCTTTTAACTGAACCCCAACAAGGTTGTACCGTATTTTTGCGTTTTGAATAGTTGGACTTCCCCCAACTCCATATGTATGTGCTGAAGTAGAAACAGGTATAAGGTTGCCCGATAGGTCTTTTGACACTATATTAAGGCTGTAATCCATCTTTATTTTTTGACCTCCGCTATCGTTTAACTCGTACCCTTCGTAATAATTATAATACCCTATCCTGTTCCCTAGTAGTTCCTGTCCCATTGCTTCAACGGGAATATTATCAAATAATCGCCCAAGTTCTTGAGATGGAAGGGCGGCATAGGTCTTGTTATTTGCGAAAACAAAACTTTGCTCTGTATTATTTCCCCATCCCTCTAAAGCCTTGTCAAAAGACTCTATGATGTATACAGTATTACTCTCATCTTCTTTATACAAGATTTCAACACCAACAACTCTTTCACTTCCCGTATTAATGGTGATCTCAACCGCATTAAAAGCGTTTAACATCCCTTCATTTTCTAAGGTGTCATAGTTTATTCTTGATCTACTAGGAAGAAAAGGGGTTTCGCTAAAGAATGAAATTGCAGAATACATTTCATCTAAGTATTTATAGCGATATGCGAATTTGAAAAATCGATCTTCAAAGTAATTTTCTTCTGACGTATCGGTAAAGGTTAAGGTTACTCTAGGCGCAAAACGTGGCGGTTTTTTAATCACTGAAATATCATCTTCAATAAAGCCGCTTCTACTATAACCTTTTGCTCTTTCTATATTTATCATTCTAGGGGGAAGACCTTCCTGAACCCAAAACAAAAGATTTCCTATGTTTTCATCAGCAAAAACAATATCCATGTTGTTTATTCTTTTGCCGTTGTTAAACCTCAAAATGTTGTTGGGGGAGTCTTCTAAGACATACCGAGAACTATTGGTCTTTAAATCGTATTCTACAATCCCCTCAAGAGTGTCAGATACAACAACCCAATAGATTTTTTCATTTACATCATCCTTAGTCCCGCCTATAGACCTACCGTTTACTAAATTCAAGTTAATGAGCTGGAGATTTCCTAAAACATTTTCTATTGCCCCAACGTCTGAACCTTCAGAATTACCAACACGTATATTGGTAGCTTTACGATATTGACCATTAGGCAATAAACGTTCGTCTACATCTTGGTTCATTTTACCCTGAACAAATACACGTTCTAGTCTCTGCATCATGTTTTAACAGGTTTAAAGGCTGACCTCATTACTCTCATTATTCTTTGAGGGTCTAGGTTCAACATTAGTACTTTTGCTATATGCTTGTTGGTTTTGTATTCTCTTTTTGCTCTTTCCTTTTCGTTATATGGTACATTTCTTTTTCGCCTAATCGCTGCATAATAAATGTAATTTTCTAAGGGTTCTTTGTAGTACTTGTGTATTGTAATTGGTTGGTTTTTTACTGCTTTTTCATTAAGCCCGTCAGATAGGTATTGTAAAACAATATCCCTTCCGGCAAGGTTGCTGCTAAAAGAGATAACCCCTCGTCGTTGGTCAATGTCAAATTCCCCATGACGAGTAAACTTTGAGGTGTCCGCATTTATATTATAATCATGGGCGTAATGATCGTGTCTTAAATATTCCGCATATCTATTTCCAAATTCATAAATTTTATGCCCTCTCCTAAAAGTGTTATTTCCGTCTACGTTTATGGGCGCACCTTCACTATCAAAAATAATATCGTATTCATGGTCTTGTAAGTATGCTTTTCCCATGTGTATACTTGGATTGTAGTCTAATGTTTCAAGGTGAAAATCTTCACTAATTACAGATACCTTTAAATAATCCACGTAGTCTTGAGGTAATATGAATTGCAAATCATCACCTATGTTAATCTCTAGTTCTATAACATCACCCTGACCACTAAAAGCCATATCTCGAAGTCCTGCAACTGCATACTTCTTTAGCAAAAACCGATCTACATTTTTTAAATAACTATCGGTGTCCGCTTGTGACTCTAAAACCAAAGAATCTAACACCTCTGTTAATGGGAAAAACTGATACGATCCGTAATTATTTGGGTCGCTATAATATTCTTGTCCTGTTTGCATAATTATGAGGCATTTTCTTGTTGATATTTTTGGTTTTCTTCTGCCGCCATATAAGCCGTTAGGTCAGGTTCTTTCAGGTTGATGCCTAGTTTTACGAGTACTCTTCTTATTAAGGCTTCCTCTTCGCTTGGATGCATATCTACATCCTGAAAATCGGACGCACTAGGATTATATAATTCAGAGTTATTAACTATGGTATACGTCCATTTTGGCACTAAGGGACTTCTTAGAAAACAAACCTTTAAGGGATCGTAAGTACTGTTTATTGGGTCTAACAAGTCGGGTAGTATCTGTAAGTTATTTCCCTTTCTTAAATAAACAGGGCAGGATCTGTCCGGTATTATGTCTGTTTGATTTTTGACCAGATAAAATATTCGGCTGTTTTTTGCGCTTTCTATCTCAATCTCTTCTAAGAAAACACCGTCAAGATATCTAAGGTTTTCAGGTAGGGTATATACCCCGTCTAAAGTTGTTATTTCCTGTTCGGACAAATAGTATTGTATCTTTTCCCTTAAATAGTCCGGTACGTCTGCAAAGTCAGTATTAGTAAGCCCTCTATTAGATCGGGTTAATAATCTATTAAGTTCAAAAAAGTATTCTTCGTACCTCTCTAACATTGCATTATATAAGGCAATATTATATTCTTGAGGCGTAACATTTCCCCTCAACTCATTGTTAGAAATTACCAGTATAGTTTTATAAATATTATCTATCATAATCAGTAATTATTATCAATCAAAAAAACCCCCTTATCACAGGGGTTTTAAGGGAAAAACAAAAAATCGAAACCAGTCAATTTTAATCTTCTAAGCTGTTTTACGGCTCACTGTCTTTTTTGCTTTGCTTCTTACGGGTCTTGACGCAGTAGAGAGTCTTTGAATTCTCTTATTGATCTCAAGAAAAAGATCATTGCCTTTATCGTCAACGATGTAATCAACAACCGTGGCTACTTGTTTTTTACCTAGTGTGATAGGCATAACAATTTCCCGCGTATCTCCCCAAACAACATTTGTTTTACTTGGGTCTACAGAGAGAATGTTATTACTAAAAGCAAGCATCACGTAATATGCTGTTTCTGTTTTAGGATCACGCAAAGCTTTTAATACCCTGTCAGGGTCTTTTTGCGCTTGTTTATAACAGATTAGTTTTTTCTTGGAAGGTGTAAAATATGCTGCATTTACCGTACTGCTTGTCAAGGCTTGTGCTAACGCAGAATAATCTTCTAATTCTCCTAAAAGCGTCTTAACTTCGTCAACTTTTTCTAATGCTGCTAACTCTGCCACTGCTTCCGCTTCTGGATCATCAAGTTTAAAAACTGTGTTGTATTCGGGATGATTTTCTAAATACTCTATAAGTATTGAGTCGCTTTTGTTTACGCTTAGTTTGCCCTCTTCAAACCACAACTGTTTTACTTTTGGCTCGATCTCTTTTGGGTAATCTTCTTTCCAAATAGAGTGTCCCCCCATAACATAAATCATTTGACGTAACCCAATGCTTTTACCGTCTACAATTCGATTTTTAAAAACATTATTTGTTCTAAGCTGCCAACTAATAGGTTGTTTTTTGCTTTTTAAAACATAATATCTTACTGCTTCATTTTCCATGTTTATATATTAAAAAGGGGAAGGGTTTAAAGTTTCCCCTTTGTGTGTTGCTTATCGTTTTACTACGATAAATTCATTAGCCCCAACAACTTGGTTTGTTTGTTCAGAGATATATTGAACTTCCATTTTGTCCTCTCTGATTTCAGTACCAGGTAATCCAAATATTTTAGTTCGGATTTGTCTGTTTACGTCCCCTTGTTGTCTGTATCTAATACAGATATATGGCGCTGCTTCTTTCGATCCTGTCTCGTTGGTAACTTCTCTTTCTCCCGCAGGCACAAATAATGCGGCTACGTTAGTTTGCAGGAAGTTTGCGCCCCCCATAACTGTAGGATCATTTAATAGTTTCCAATCTGTTAAGTGGAAAGAAATACCGTTTCGGCTAAAAGATTCAAAGTCTAAATGAATCGCAAGGTCTTTGGAGTTGTTAAACACCCCGTAGTTTGCGCCAGTATCAGCATATCTATTTACTGCTCCTAAGATGTTACTCATTAGGATTCTTTGGTCTTGGTCACACCATCCTGTATATGAAGTCGCGTCGCCTTGTCTTCTAATACGCTTAGTATATGCATCGATTTCGTCAAGGGTTCTTATGTAGTCATTTCCTACATTTCCTCGTTCCTCTACAATCGGAACAATACCATTCATCCCGCCTAATCCTGCGGTGTCTGCTGCTGAACCTGACTCTGCTCTTTTACTAAAGATGTGCGTTAATTCTTGTTTGTTCTGGAATTTAATACGGTTACGTTCCAGTTCGTAACTATACCACATATCTTGCCCTTCAGGGGTAGAAAGCCACGTGGCATGAGCCATGTCACTCTCCGCAACATCGTAGAATTCTTTGATTATGTGTGTGTAGTTCGTATAAATGTCTGGATCGTAAGTATACCCTTGGGTAAACCCTGCTGTCCCTTTTCCCCACTCACTTGAGAAAATAGAAATGTTTACGTTTCCAGTAAAAGAAAACGCTCCTGCCTCTCTGTTGGCAACAACAAATTCCGAAGTACTATTTACGGCTGTTACAACCCCTTGTGCTTCGGTTGTTCCATCAGAGATTAAAATAGCGTCATTCACCCTTATGTTACTTGCTGCTCCACCAGAAGTAGTAAACGTACTTCCTGCTACAGTAACATCGGTTAAAAAATTCATTAAACGGGATTGCTCACCGTGTAATACAACATCAGAGTTATAGGCTTTTTCTGCTCCAACGATTTTACAGAAACCAGTAATTAAACCGTTACCGTATCGTGGGTGCAAACCCAAAACTTTGTTTGGTTCGTATTGTGTCGCATAATCATATTGCGATATATAATTGAAGGATGTACGCAAGACTCCACTAGGAGACGTTACGACACCCGGATTTGGTAATAATGCCATCGTGTTTTAATTTTACGGGTTAAATGGAAATTTAACAGAGAACCCGCCACTTGGACGAACTCCCACCTCTCCGTAACCATTCTTCGCTTTTGGCTCTGTTGGTTTTGGATTGGTTGTAAAATCGATGTTTCGTTCTTCTTTTAATACACTATTCACACCTAAACTATAGGCTTGTTGAACCATGCTTTTTTGTACTTTTTCCCAATTTTTCGGATTCCCAAAAAACAAAGCCTGATTAAGTTCTTTGTGTTTTAATCCTCCCTCTTCGTTTATGTATGGTAACAGCAACTTATCTAAGTCATTTGACCCTGCCAACATTTCTTGTTTGTCTGGATCGGTAAAATCATAGTTAAGTTTATGTGTCTTATTACCTGTTGCATCGGATATTACTAAATCAATTTCCACTCCCTTTAATTCACTAACCGCTTGGCTGCTTGATTGTAGATACTCTTCTCTTAGTTTTTGATGTTCTTCCTTAGAAATTTGCTGACCACCAATAGTAATAGTCTCACCATTCGGTTGAGATTTTTCAGTAGGTTTTTCAGTTTTCTCTAAAGGAGTAAGGTATTTTTCTTGCTCTGCTTTTAATTCATTCTTAAAAGTATTCGCAAGTACTTTTAAACGTAGTTTATCTTTATGTTCTAAGTCGTCAAGGTCTTCTGTATCAACCCCAAGTTCTTGAGATAATAATATTCTTAAATCTTCTGTGTTTAGATTGATGCCTTTATTATCATTTTTGATCTTATCAAAGGCTAATTGCATATCACTTTTATTATCGTGATTTTCATTTAGTTTGATCCAATCCTGCATCCCGCGACCAGTTTCCTTTTTGAAGTTTAAAAACTTCTGTGTCTCTTCGTCATATTCGGGTTGCACTTCCTTTACAACTTCTTTTTCAATTTCTTTTGTTAAAGATTGGTTGTACTCTTCAATTGTTTTAAAAGAGGTGTTGCTTTTTTTGTTTAGGAAGTTTAATATTTCGGCTTCTTTATCTACTACAGGCGTAGGACTTCCTACATCGTTGTTTTCTTGTTCTGGTTTTTGCTCTGGTTCTGCCTGTGGTTCAGGTGTTGGAGTTTCTTCTTGCTGTGGTTCTGGCGTTGGTGGAGGTGTTGGCTCTGACTCATTAGTCGGCTCTGATTGTGGTGTGTCTGCAACTTTTTCAGGAGTAATTACCCCGTCAAAATCTCCAGTTTCCATTTTATCAAAATCATATGATACTCCAATAGCCATAAGTTTATCTTATATAATGTCTTACAAATATAGATAAAATCTATTGTAATTCAAATACTCATAGATTATTCTTATATACATAAAGGTATCGGGTGATCAAAATGAATTATGGTTTTCCGTAAAGAAAATTACGGTATAACCTTACAAAAAATGAGGGTTTTTTGCATTTTAATTTATTGTATTACAGACATTTAACAATTTATTTTTTTAATTATTCATTTCAAAAAACTGAAATCTGACGTTTTGCAGGTTAATATTTTGTTAAAAATGTGGAAAAAACCACCAAATTTGCCAAAAAAATCGGCGAAATTACACCTAAAATAGGAGAAATACTATGGTGTTTTTACAGAAATATTTCTATAGTTTTGCTTGTAAATCAATGCTTTGGAAGTATTGAATATGAAACATAAAGAATCCTTAAATTTTAAAAATTTAAACTATGAGAAATTTGCCAATTTATTTAAAAGCTATTTTCCTATTTTTAACCATCACTATTTTAACAAGCTGTGAATCTGAATCTCTAAATGAAGAAATAGGAATAAATGAACAAGATACATTCCAAATTGACAAAGACGAACTACAACACCCAGACGACAGGGGAAACTAATATTATAATAATTATACTTACTATAGGTGCAATAGTAGCTGCTATTGCACCTTTTTTACATATTTTATGTTCAAAAGAATCTAAAATAGAACTTTTTGGATTTAGAAATGCAAGAATGTTTTTCTATGCAATTGGTTTGCCCGTCACACTTTTAATTAGTTCAATTATACTATCCTATATTTCCAACTTTATTGGAATCAAAAAAATAAATCAAGCAGTCAGGAGTATTGCTTTTATTTTTCTTTCAGTCTCTTTCTACTATATCGTATGGACATTTTGGGCTAAAGCGGATTTTCCACCAATAGTATACTATGGTATGATAATCTTAATTGCTTGCTCATTTGGTTTTTGTATGAATAAATTTCTTAGATATATATCCACCAGTACGAAGAGACTATTAGAGATATCAAACAAAATTCCTAATCTAGATTTACGAATAAAAACAGTTAATGATATTGCTAATATAATGCCAGATGATAATGAAGACTTAGTTACCTATAAAACAATGGTTGATGTAACTGGCGACAATTTAAAAGAAACAATTACAGAAATTAAAAAAGACCTGAATTAATGGCGAGCAAGAATAATCAAAATAACTTGTCAAGAAAAGAACTTCTTAGAAAACTAAAACGTGAATTTGAAGAATCTGAAACCCTTCAATGGTTTATTGAAGTTGAAATTAAGAGGTTAACTTCGAAAGGTAGCAACTATGAAGAAATAAAAAAACTAGCAAAACTTTCAGAAGAACAAATTTTTAAATCGAAAAAGAAAAAAGAATGAGAAATCAAGAAACATCGTTGTTTTCCTTTAGACCTGTAAGATAACTAGAAATTATGTCATAAAATTTATCATCTTTTATGAGTTCTAGTAATTTTTGAGAAGCAAACGTATTGATCTCTTTACCAATTATATACTTAAATGCGCTCTGTATCTCTTCATCAACAGTTATTAAACGAATTAATTTATCCTTTAATTTTTCGTCGACATCATTTTCTTGTAGTATTACTTCTTTTGGCTTACTGATCGTCGTAGAATCAGAAACTTTTAGTTCACCTTTTATAAGCCAGTTAAGATTTACATCAGGGTAATATGATATAAATTTTAATATGTTATCTTCTGTTATACCGCTCTTACTATCCAATACGCCCCTAGTAATACCAGTCTCTTTGTAAAACTTGTATTTTGTTATACCCTTGGCGGCAATATACTCAAGCATCCTTTTCTTTATAGACGACATTTTTTGTTCTTTTTATAGTATAAACAGATTATTTTGCTTATATTTGGTATATTAACCAATATATTATAACAAACATACAACATATTACGGTTAAACCGTAATTTATTACTCATATTTAACAGTATCTACTAACAAATTTAACTAAAGAGTTATGCTAAAAAAAGAAATATACAATAAAAATCGGGTATTATCTCCTTTTTACACTTCAACCATGTCATACGAGAATGATATTTTTGATCTTTTGCGTATCGACCCTAATCATTTTGAAGAATGTGTAAGAAACCATAAAACCTATGCGCTTTTATTAAGAAACTGGATTAAGGAGTGTTCGGAACAAAACACCCCTACTAATAAGGTTGCAAAAAATATAGTACAGTCAGGAGTATTATACTATATGGGATTAACACCTACCTTAAAATTTAGAACTTGATATAATAATCCTATCATAAAGCTACTCACGGCTTAACGACAAAAACAATCGTCATATCATTTTTGAAGTATTGAATATACTATACACTCACATCTAGTATACATACTTCTATAGAACTTGATATACATATAGGATATGAACAGATTAAATACAAGACAGCGAGTAGAAAGCTGGCTAAATACCTTTGGTCACTTGTTTAATAAAAATGCGCTTGAACGAGAAGTAAATATATCTAAAGGAATTTTACAAAAACACTTAAAATATGGCAGGAAGATAACCAACGAGGACATTATAGAGTTAAGAAAATTAATGAAAGAATTTAATGACTTTTTTAAAAGAGTTGAGCACTCTAAAAAAAACCAATAAATCCTATTATATAATCTTATAAAGGAAGGCAGGAGTAATACCTACATAAGTGAGTTTGTGTATAACCCCAATTTAATTGCTCCTGTGTCCTTTTTAATTTAACTCTTATATGCTACCAGACCATTTAGACGAAATACCTCCAGAGTTTCTTTTTGCCAACTTAAAGGATTTAAACATAGATATAGGCGAATTTATGTATCAGCTTTTAAACGATAATCCAGAAGCCATAAAAATTTATATTAACATATATATAAAACATAATACTAGTAAGCCCCCAGAGTCTTAACCGAACTCTAAATTTCATAAAACCTACTTATGCATTTTGGTATAAAAGGACATTTCCAGATTGTTCGTTTTAAAAAGCGTTACAGATATCTGTAAGGATTTTATTTAAAGTTGTTTTACTTTTACAATGAAAAACAACTTGTGTTTAATAACCTAAAAACCAAACCTATGAAACAATACCAAATTACCCCTAAGTAGAATCGCATAATACCCCTTTTAAGACAATTAAATTATAGCGCTGTAATTATTGTTTTAAACTCTAAGGCTTTTCTACTTTATCAAACCCAATATATTACTTCGGGCTTGATATTTTTTAACATAAATAGTAACCATTAAATTGACTCAAAATGAACAAATCATTTGTATGGGGCTTGCTATGCATTGCCCTGACCTATGCGCAGACTTCTTTTGCGCAGGACTGTACTGAAAAAGTCGCAGTCGCCAAAGATTATTTACCTGTTTTAGAATTCCTAACAACAGAGCACAAAAAAGATTTAAAGGAAAGCATTATTCAATGCGCTAACAACGGAAACGAAGAGGCGCAATACACTATTGCAGTCCTTAATCTTTCAATTAACCCAAGTGAAGGGCAACAAAAACTTTCTTTTACAACTATTAAGCAAAGGGCTGAAAGTGGAGATACTTCCGCGTTTGGAAAACTTGCTATGTTGTATAAAAAAGGAATAGGAACAGACGTGAATTTAACTGAATCATATAAGTGGTTTGATAGAGCCGCAGGAGATGGCGATTCGTTTTCTACGTATGCATTAGGTTATTTTCAAATGAAAGGTCTTGGAGAGGCAAGACAAGACTATTCAGGCGCACAAGATTGGTTTCAATCTGGAGATGAACCAATGGCTGAACTTTGGTTTTATGTTATGCGATATTTTGGCTATGGCATTTCAGCAAACAAACCACAAGCAATTAACGCTCTTAATGCGTTGAATACCCCTGAAAGCAATACATTGGCTCATTATTTAAGAAACCAATACGTTGAACCCTCTTCCCTGTCAAGTATAGAGGATTTTGTTATAAAAAACATGGATAACCCATTGTATAACAATCCTACAGGAACAGCTTACGACACTAGCACCGACTTAAAAAATGAGTACACAGGGAAGTTAGTTGAAATGGACTGGAAAAAACAAACACCAACCAGAGTAATAAACGAGTTCAAATTAAAAATCTTAGATAGAGAATCATACTATCCCAGATACTCTATAACCATAGGAACAACAACTAAGACAGGTGCATTAAAAATTAATTCAGGAAGCCTACAATTAGAAAATCTTACTTTTCCTATTGAGGAATTATACAGAACAAATCCAGACAGGGATTTTGTAACGCTTAAACTTGGAGGAATAGACTTGAGTTACGTTAAAAGCACACCTACAGAACCAAGTGAAGCCAAAGAAGTGGGACGTTTACACGCCTCTATTGTAGAGTACGATGACGAACCCGCACCACCTATATTCTTATTCCTCGATGCAGTAGATAAAGAACCAGAAGTACCGACACCACCAACACCTCCCGCAGTTGCAGAAATCACAAGTGTTTCACCTAATCCAACAAGAGGTAGAATTACGGTTCATTATTCAAAACCGGAAATAGCGGACTCATATTTAGTTTTAGATCAAGGAGCGAGAGAACTTGCAGTTTCAAAAATAAACACTAAAACAGGAGATTTTCAACATTCGTTTGACGACCTACTCTTCTATCCTTCAGGAGTTTATTACGTGAGGCTTTTTATAAATGGCAGAGCTGTAGACACTAAACAAGTTGTTAAACAATAAAACTATCCTATTATGAAATCTATATATAAAATTTTGATAATAGGTATAGTGTTCCTATTATCAGCTAACAGTCACGCTCAATTTGAATCAAAAACAGATATTACAGATTTTGATGAATACGAAGCTAAAGCAGGTCTAAACGCCTGTTATTGTGATTCAGAATTAGCTTACAATTTACTTCTACAACGATTAGACCAATTAGAAGGTCAAAGAAAACAGGAGTGGTTAGAAGGGCAACAGGTAAGGCTTAAAAATGAAATTGACCGAAGACTCAACGAAACACATCCTAATTATGCAGAAGCGGAAAAACAGCTTTTAAAAAGACATTACAAAGGCGATAATGATGCAATTATAAATCCATTAGCAGAACAAGCTAGCAAAAACTCTTTTGAGGACAAGAGAAAAGTTCAACAAAGAAGAGTTGAATATAATGTTTTAACTCATAGAGACGATGTAAGCGATATATTAGCTGATTATACTTTTGGTGATTTAACAAGCAAAGGGGTTAAGATCAAGGGTATGACACGCAGTCAAATTTTTGATAGAAGAAGAGAAATTCTTGATGAAATAAACCACACCTATAAACCCTCTGCAAATGCATCGTCTAAATTTTGGGATGGACTTAAAAAAGTTATTGACCAAGAATATATTTTAAACCGAATGGCTGAATTAGCCAAAGCACGTTATGACTCTTATAGCGTAGAGAACAGAGTAAAAGTAATAACAAAACTACTTGTAGAGCGAAATTTCGGTAATGGATGGGGAGCATATAATGAGGTGCCCTTGGTTTATAACACTAATGAGCATAACTATAGAGATTTAGCCCTTATTAGAGCCGATCAATTAGGAAATGTACAAAGCATCCCTCCAACAGAGCCAACAGGTGCAGAGTCAATAGCAGCTCACGCTTTAACTAATATTAGCCCAAGCGTTTTTGCTAACCTATACCAAAACGAGAAGTATAAAGACATAACAAGTGAAATAAACAAGTTCTTTAACAGATCAAACTATCACTTTGCTTCAATACGATCATTACGTAATGTAATAAACTTTCAAGAAAGCTTATTGCCACGAGTAAACGCAAGTGATGTAAGTAGCTATGGGATACCTCCAGTATATCAGTCTGCTTCAAACACAGAATTAGCAATGTCGTTTCGTGCAGATCGTGACGCACCAAATTACCACACATGGAGAGGAGTTGGAAACGTATTAGCAGAAATGTACGAAACCGACTTTTTACCAAACAGCTTGCAACAAGAAGGGTTTATAATAGCAAAGATTTTTAATAGTAATGGTATTAGTGTTCCTGATTGGGTTACAAACCAAGCCCTTGGAGAAATATTTGATTTTAACAAAACTCCATATGGCGGTAAACCCGGGTCTAATTTTTATTATCGTTTTGAAGTTATATTTAAACCCTCTATTGGTATACAGCTTTGGAATCAAAGTATAAATATAAATAACTTATTTGATGATCCTATACATATCGAAGGGGCTTCGGCACTAGCTAGAGGTGAATCTTTTAATTTTGCTTTTAGAAAAAAAGTATATGCTTTTTCTAATGCCTTAAATCTTAATACAAGTCAAAGAGATTGGCTAATTGATGATAAAAACAGGAAAGAATTTGATATTTTATATGACTTTTTTGAAAATAATGGATACAATGTTGATAATGTAGATTTTGGTAGGCAGTCAATAGTAACATTTATGAATGAAAACATGATACTTCCTGTAATTTCTTTCGATCAAAATTTTCCAAGATCAACTTACATGAAAGAGATTGTCAGAATGAATAAATGGATCAGACTTTTCGGTAATCGAGAATTAGGACAATTTATTGAAGCTATAACACCAAACCTTCCAAGCCTGACAAATCAAGAATTGTATAATTTATATAGCTTTACTTGGGAAGCACATAAAGACCTTAAATTAGCATATTATAGAATTCCAATTGAAACAGTTGTGGTCTTCCAACCATTTGTAGAACTTATTCTTTTTGATACAGGAATTGGGGTAGCGATTGCATTATTAGAAAAACTCCCCGCAGCAATTAGATCGGCAGAGATACTAGCAATAATTAATCGTTTAAGATCAGCGTCTCAATTTGGAGAATTAAAACACGCCAAAACATTTGGAATTAACACATACAATTCATTAGTTAGCACATTTAAAGCTTTGGGGTTGTCAAGGTTAAAAATGGGGGTTCAATTTCATCATTTATTTGAACAACGATTTGTGACACAATTAAAAGCATTACTAGGAGCAAATACAGGGAAATGGGAAAGTGTAGTTTTAACAGTAGAAGAACACCAAAAAATTACCCAAGCATGGAGAAGAATAATTGGGTATAATGGACAAGCAGTAGGAACAAGTGGAAAAGTCACAGCTACAGCAACACTAGCAGACATTCAAGCAGCAGCTAAAGAAGTATATAAAAATTATCCAGAAATATTAAAAGCACTAGGACTATGATAAAAAAACACAGCATATTTGCGAATTGGAGAAAAAAAGATGTTGACTTTTTAGCAAATCTTGGAATCACAATTGAAGAAGGTTATTTTTCTTTTCTTATTGAAGAGGGGTCTGTTTACAACGAAATAATAAAGCATTACACTGAAAATAAAGGTTTTTTTGTAAACAGAACACCTAAAGAATTTTCAAGCAAATTTGCTGTGGTTGAGTTTTCTATGGAAGAATTGGACAATTCAAAGTATTTCGTTTTACAAAACATAGGAAAACCAAAAGGGTATCCCTTTCCTAAAAACAACTTTGACAAAATGACCGAAGAAACATATACAAATTATTGTAAAAAATGTGAATCTAATCGTCAACAAAAAGCTCCTTTTAAAATAGAAAAAGAGCCTAAATTGTCTAAAAACCAAGTAAACTTTTCTTTCCATACAATTTTTGATGAAATGTTTTTTAATATAGATTTTTTCCAAGAGGTTTTAAAACCTCTTGGATTAAAATCTAAAGAAGTTTTAATTGGGAACACAGGTGTTCCTTCTAAAAATGTTGTTCAGCTCATAATTCCAGAAGCAGAAAGCTCTTTGTTATTAGATAATTCTGTATATGATATAAATACCTCCTGTGAAATTTGTGATACAAAAAAATATACTCAACAAATTTTAGGATTCATGCCTTCATTTAAAACGGACTTTGATTTCTTAATATGCAAAACGAAAGAATTTTTTGGAGAAACAGAAACCCGTCAGGCTATGAGGCGAATAATCATATCTAAAGAATTTTGTGACATATTAGTTAAACATAAGATAATTCATTATAACACAAATGAAATTTACCCAATAACTAATAAATAAATATTATAAAAAACCATATTCGAAGAACAATAAGAAAACTCTTATATAACCTAAACAAATAACAAATGAAAAAAACAATTCTATTATTAAGTATTATAACCGCAATGGTAATGTTTGGATGTAAATCTGATGATGAAGAAGTGCCAGAAAAATTTGATCATTTTGATTATACTCAAGAAGAAAAAAACGCAGAAATTGAAAAGATAAGGAACTACATTAAAGACAACAGCATTGAAGGAATGACAGAAACCGAGGATGGTATGTTTTATCGTATCGAAAAAAAAGGAGAAGGACTAACTGGTGAAAATTTTCAAGATGTAACTGTTTCTTTTGAGATAAAAATTACAAGTACAGGAGAAATTGGCTTTGGACATGGTGATAAAGATATCTATCCTAATGGTGCAATATGGGATTTTTTTGGTTTTGAAGGTCTTTATGAAGGAATAGAAGACAGTATTGAACTAATCAATGAAGGAGGTGAGATTTTTTCGATTATTCCTCCTTATATGCATATTGGCAAAAATGACCCTAATACTGGAGAAGATATATTTGAAGAACAATACGATGAAATTGTGACTCTTAAACTAGAATTAAAGCATCTTATACGATATAGAAATTAGCATCTCTCTAAATATACTTAACAAAGAGGATGACCAATGGACTTTAGCAGACAAAAAATCTCTTGGAATGTATTAAGACAAACCACAAAACCCCATATAGTTGAATAGTCCCAACTATATTAAAGGCGGGGTTAACTCCCCCTAGTTCCCCGCCTTTTTATTCCTTTAACAAGAGTTAATTACCCCCTCAACCTTTGCGTATAGACAATCTATACGCTACTAAAAAGGGAAGTTGTTGTGTACTTCCCTTTTTTCTATTGCTGCGGTGTTGTTCTTGGTTGAAGAGACTGTGCGGCATCCTTTATATTAAATCTGTTTTCAAAATTGATAGGCGCAGAATTTTCTTGTTGTCTTTGAGAGATCATTTTACTCATGTTTGTATCAATCAAATCCTGCCTTTTGTCTTTACGATCTTCCTTGTACATTGTCTCTTGTTCTCGACCTAAAGACTTTAATTTTTCTACAAAAATCTCAACTTGATATTCGCGTTCTTCTTTGGCTTGGTTGACTTTGTTTAGTTCTGCCTGTTTCATAACCTCAATCATTGCCTTTTCCTTTTCTAGTTGAACGGCTAATTGTGTCTCAAACTGCATGGTTTCTCGCTTGGCTTGTTCCGCTTGCATTGCTGCTTGTGCATTGCTTTGCGATTGGGCTTGTATTTGTCGCATTTGTTCTTCCTCTTTCTCCTTCATGCTCTTTTTTCTGCGATAGGTCAAATATGTTTCTGCCTGTTTGATATTCATTAGCGCAATACGTTCGGCTTTGATCTTATCGTCTACAGTTATAGAACCTTCTTGTAGGGCTATTCCCATACTTTCCTTAAACTCCTGCATTTCTACTTCGGTAGGTAGCATTTGTATGATAAAACCGAACTCATGCAAATGGCGATCTTCCAAGGCTCTTACGGCTTCAAGGTTTTGAGAACCTACGGCATTAGTGTATACATCTTTTAGGTCTTTGCCAAACCGGAAAATATCACCAAGGCGTGTACTAATGGTTTCACAGGTTTTTTTAGTGATCTCCATAGAAGCGTCAACGATCCCCTGTGTAGCGGTATTAGATTGCAGGATTTGCATTTGTTGTACTCCTACAAGGGTATCGCTTGGTGTACTCCCGTCACGGGCTGCATTTACTCCTGTTAAGTCTCGGATAATATTATAGTAGTGTAGCCAAGCTCGTACTAATTGCTCAAGCTTTGTGGACTGCGCACTTGTTGGGGTTCTAAGGGCAGCACGATCTTTTATCCCTTCGTCGCCTAAATCCGCACGGGTACTAAAGACGATACCTTTAGAGTTAAACAGGTTTAAAGCATCTTCCCACGTAAGCTTTTTCCCGCTTTTCGTGCTTAGTTCTGCCAGCATATCAATATCAATTTCTACACCGTCTGGGCGTAACTCTGCGATAAGTTGCTGCGTCTTTAAGTGTATACGTTGCATCTGTCCGTCAATAGGCTCGATAGTGTCTACAAAAGAGTTTAGTCTATTGTTATAAATATTGCTAGATCGTGCAATAAAACAAGGCATTGCACGGTTGTTTTTGTCTCTGGCAAGGATTTCACTTTCTTTATATCCGTAGATATAATCAGAACCCATAATAAAATTCCCCTCGTACCATGTGTCTAGTGTTTTGGCAACACGTTCATTCTCGCTACGTTTAGAGGTATATGTAGATTCACGTTTAACCATTGTGAAACTACCATGTTTGTTTTTGCGCTTTTTATAGGTTATGTTTTTAGAGGTTCTAAAAGTGAAGCGTAGCACGTTGATTTTGTAATTTAAAACCTCGTTTATTTTTACTCTCCTAAAGTCTAAAATAGTTTGCCCTTGGTTCGTGTTTTGGGTTGCGTATTTCTCTGCTATTTTTCTAAGTGTCGCCTCGTCATAACCAGACTCTTGTTGTATTTGGCTCAAGGTTATGGTATCTACTTCAGCAAAATAATGAGCGTCACTAAAATCTTTCTTACGCACGTAGGAGTGTATGAAGTTTTCTATGTCTACATACTTGACAACAACCCCGTTATATTTATCGGTATAGACACGTACAACGCCCAAAGCATTTTCTACGATATCCTTATCCACCATTTCCTTAATTAACTTCCAGTTGTTTGTGCTTTTTACGTATTTAATTAGCAGTTCTTCGGCTATCTCTATTTTAGGCTTAAAGGCTAACTCGGTATGCATTTCGATATCCTCATTATCCTCTGGGATATATCCTTCATCCCTTAGATCGATCCCTAACATTTGGTTTGCCTTTTCTAGCATAGGGGCGGCAACCATTTTCTTTTTTAAACCTTCTTTAAATTTCTTTTTCTCTAAGGCTGCGGTGCTGTCTATTGCGGAAATATCAAGGCGGTACAAATCTTCACGAATACCGTTAGCCACGATATCCACGAACTTACCCGCAATATTAAGGGGCGACCAATCCATGTTCATGTAGTTTAAATCCCCTTGATTTCTTGCGGCTATATTTTTATCACGGTCAATACTTTGTTTCCCTCTGGAGAACAAGCGATTTTGCACAATACGTTCCCTACGGTTTTTGTAATCCGCACCGTTACTAATCATGCCCCCGTTAAACCACTCTAAAGAGATTGCTTTAGCCGCCTGTAGCCCGTATGCGTCCCCTTTTTTTTCTTCGTCGGATGCTAACGGGTCAGGGAAATAATCCCTTTTCATTTTTGTTTCCATGTCCATAGCCTATGCCTTTAATACGCTTACAGTTCCCTTGTTATTCCAAGTAGAAAGCTGTAACACTCGTTTTTTTACTACTCTTGTTGGTGCTGCGGTCAATTTTTGGTTTGCTAATAATGCTAGGCTTGAACTTATATATGCATCGTATTTTGTTCTCTTCTCTGGGTCTACATCTTTCCAGTGGGTTAAGGTTCTGGAAAAAGGCATTGTTCCCATTTCCCCTGTGGGTCTATAGGTGTTTGTTCTGGCAACTCCTACATAATCGTTAATGTGAGATTCAACCGCATAAAACTGTGCGTCTGCAATTTTATTTCCTTGTGCGGGGACACCTCCGAACTCTTTTTCCGTAGGGCTTAATTCATTCCATTTTAGTCCTGGTCTATTCATGGAGAATCCTCTGTAACCTCTATTGTATAAGACAGTTAGGAATTTCTCATTTGATAATTCTATCAAAGTTGGCATGGAAAAGTAGCGCATTGCAAGTATCATGTCCTCGAAAAAATGCTCGACTTTTGCGGGTCGATCTATGTATTCTAAAACAAACTGATTGCATGGCGCACCCACCATATTGTATTTTGTATAAAGGTGAATAGAGCCTTTAGAACCTCTTTTGTCAACGGTCTGACTTCTATTGTATGGATCACAACCAAAAGCCCCTACGTGTTCCGCTTTAGGGTGTCTGGAATATACCCCGCGAACGGTCTTCCACTCAAATTGATTTCTAATCTCTTTGGGGGGATGCCACGTAAGAAAAAACCGTCCATTCTTATCAGGATTCCACTGTGCCTCGCTGTCCTTAATGCCGTCTTTCCAATAAAAATTTCCTCGTTGTACATAGTCTTTTGGTAACTCTTTTTCGTTATGATCTAGTTGCTCGTAGATTTTCATTATATCAAATCGACAATCCCCTGCTTCATCTCTAAAGGCGTGTTCTTCTTTCCTTGGGAATTGCCGTAAATGTTCGTTATAGTCAATTGCGTTGCTCTCTAAGGCTTGCAGTTCATTATCTAAATATGTATTTGATCCACAGGTAACTTTTTCCCCAAACTCATTATAAAGAAATGTCTCTGGATCATTAGGAATACTAAACCCATATTGATCGAAAAACCCTTCATATCCATATTGTGCGGGAATGAATAAATGATATAATCCTGAAACCGTTTGACCGTTTTTTGTTCTTTGGGTAGGATCAGAATCATAGTATATATTTTTGAATTCTAAACCTCCCTTGCTCATAGCGTTAACGGTTGATCCCACTAAACTTTTTCCCACAATACGGCTACCTAAACGGTGCGAGGTTTTTATAATACTCCAGTACCGATCAAAAGGCGTTTCTTTAGGGAATTTTCCGGCTTCATCGATTGCGGATCGTAACACCCGTTCCCCATCCATTGCGTTTAATACCGTTGAGTAGTATTTAATTGTAGTGTCTAGTCCTTCGTTCATTTTCTTTGTTGAGGACGAACTACGTTTACGGGTGGGTTCTGATAAGATCAATTCTTTTTTCGGGGTGGTTGTACCGTCCCAAACAGGTTGAAAAAATGGAGGTAATTTTTTAAAGGCTCGGATTAGTCGCCCAAACATCGAACGGGCATCTTCTCCGGTTTTAGAAATAATTCCACACAGTCCGTTTTCGGTTCTGGTGGCTATTTCCAATTGTTCCCCGATACATAATGCTGTCCATCCCCAACGTCTATTTTTTACATAACAGATCCCGTAACATCTTTGGTCTGCTTTACAAGCCTCCCAATACAACATAAGTTCATTTTGTATCACTCTAAAAGTAGGATAACCTTCATCGAGTTTTACCCAATTCAAAAAGAAATACATTGTACCTGTAATGTATTGTGTTTTGCCTCCAATATTTATAAAAAGCCCGTTATCTCTACGATGCCATTGTCGCTCTATATACGACTCATATGCTTTATCAAATTGGGTTTCTTCCGTTAATCCTTTAGGTAGCGGGTCACGTTGCCATTTTTGGTTATGAGGTGCAAGATCATGGTTGAGTATTTCCTTTTTTAAAGGGGTGGCGGGTAGTGCAATTTTAATAGAATTGATGGTAATTATTTTCCCTATTGTCCCATCTTTGCTAATCACAACAATATCGTATTCAGGCTCATATCCATATTTCCAAGACTTCGCTTTATTGCGCATACGCACTGTAGTTCGTGGAACTATAGTGTTGTCTTTTTCCATATGTCCTAAATAGTTAATCACCCTAATTTTGCTTTTCGTTTTGTCCAATTCATAATGACTGTTTCATCCTTAGAATCGTCCTCGCTTTCTCCTATTAATATTTTCTCTAATTCATCTACTTTTTTAGAAGCCCATACTGCGTGTTCTGCGGCTAGTCTTCTCGATACAAGTGCGGATTTCATCCCGCTTTCTTTTAGTTTTTTACTTATGGTTTTATCGACGATATCTAAATTATTGTCTACCATTCCTTTTAATTCTTTGATTAGGCGGGGGATCACTTTTGTTAAATATGTGAGATCAGAAAAAGCGTCTTTTTCTTCGTCCCCTCCCAATTCAAATTTCATTCGCCCTATTTCTTTGGCTGACCATATCACATCTTCGACGGCTAATTTTCTTGATTCTAAAGCCGCCTTTAACTCGTTTTCTTTGGTGGCAGGATCAATGTTTTTACTGACCACTTCCAAACTATTTTCTAGCATGGTTTTTAGTTTCGCCACTAGATCGGGTAAGGTTTCTTTGTAATATGATTTGCGTTTTGTTTTCATGTCACTACAGCTAACAAATCCCTATTATCCATACAATAGTATACCTCACCATCTAGTCTAAATTCATAATCTCCAAAGTCCACGAAAAAAACCTTATCGCCTTTTTTTACTCCTTGCTCTTTTAGTTCATCATTTAGATATTTCACATGACCATATTGTTGTATATATCCGTGTGTATTTGATTCTATTTTTGTGTTATAAAAGTTATCCGGTAAGGAGAATCCTTTTATTTGGTAATCTTCTTTCTTTGCCTTTATGGGTTGCACTAAAACATGAATATGATTGCATTGCCATTCATCTTGTGGCGTTGCTCTGTACATTACAATGAGATCGTTCTCAATCCGGTAATGTCCTTTTTCCTTATCCATTAAATAAATAGGGTCTGTTTTAACCCCTTTATATACTTGGTACATCAGTACGGTATGGACGACTAAAACCTCATAGCCCACTTTTATTTTAGTGACATAATCCCTTGGCACTGCAATTACTTTTCCTATACGATTGGTATGTCTTGTCTTATCAAAAGACGGGTCTATATCCAAGGTTAATGTCCCATAGGTTACTTTATCTTTGAGTGGTTTTTTTATCTCAACGGTGAATTCATTTAAGGCTTTTAGCATTTGGATTCTTTGTTTTTTTGCCCTTCAAACCAGTTCCAAAAATCTGCGTGTGTTACTTGTCTTTTATTTTCAAGATTCACTAAATTATTTTCCCTTGAGTTTGATAACATATAGTTTCCAAAAGCGGTTAATTGTTCGATTGTAAAAGTTTCTGTTTCCATATTTTTTGTTTTAAAAAGTTGAAGCTGTCATATATGTTCCTGAAATCCGTATTTGACCACCACCACCAACGAAACTAACAGCACTATAAAGAGAGCCTGAATTACTGTTTAATGCGTTTTTAATTAGTATTTGGATCGTTGTGTCATCTGAATCATCGATAATCCCTCTCATGTTGTAGTAGTTGACATTTCCCCCTGTGATTTGTGGTTGAGAAATTTCGGCATCGTAGAGGCAACTGTATGGCAGTCCTTGAATAACTAATTGACCTGTAGGAACACCTACATTACCCACCTGTATTAGATACATGGTGAAATACACTAGAGAGCCAATTTTTAGATACCTAGCGTGTTGCAGTGTATAATTGTATGTTGCTCCACCGCCTAAATCTGCTATTACAGGGTTAAAAGTTCCCCGTTCTTCAGTTAAGCCTCCAATAAGGGCTAGTCTTCCGTCTAAATATCCTTTATCTATTAATGATCGGTCTTCGTAATCTGCGGAGTAATCCGCACCGTATTTGATCCCACCATAATTACTATAATCAAAATATGTTGCTCCTGAAACATTGTTTATTTCTAAATGGGACTCGGTAGGGGAAACGCCCCCAAAGTCACCTGTTCCAAGCGTTAAGGATTCGCCCCCGTTTATGGTTATTCCTTTGCCTAACGGTTTGCTGTTTGTGCCTATGGTAATCCTTTTGTTTAATTGACCAGTAGAAGCCCTTTTTTGTAAATCAACATTACCAACGGTATTGACCTCGAAATTGACCTCTAAATCTGATCGAAATTGTGTTGTGCTGATCATACTGCCATGAGCAATACTTTTATACTCTCCAAAATCTTCGTTCCAAACCACATAATTCGGGTTATCAGAACCATCATTAAAAGCGTCTTTAATTCGGTATATTTTATTAATATCTCCAGTAGCGGGTAAGTCCGTAGTAAAATCTACCAGAACTAAAGCAGAAGATGAAGCCGCAAAAAGGTTTTCTACAAATTCCTTGTCTACTAGCGACCTATCGGTATAGGCAAGTGAATAATCTGCGTCATATCTAATTCCTCCAGTATTGGTGTTGTCTAAGATCACTGCGCCTGTGTCTCTCATTGTAATGGAAATCCCTTCACTTAATAGTTTACCGCCACCTTTTAAGGTCATTGAGCCACCTTCTAAAACTGTTGATGAGTCAGTAGGCGAAAATGGGTTCATCGTGAGCCTACTATAGTCTGTGGTAGTTCCGTCACCATCCCTTAAAATCCTGACACTTCCCTGACCTCCTGTAACCACAACGGCATTATCTTCGTAGTTCATTACTACGTTACCATATGTTTTTCCGTTTAGTAAACTCAAGTAATCAGACCGTATCGTGTCCCAATGTAAAAACGTATTAGAATAATCGGCAGGGTCTTGTATTACATATATTTTTGTAGGATCACCAGTAGCGGGTAAGTTCCCGAAACTATCTAAAAAAACAAGTTCTGTACCCGGATTGCTTTGTTGTAAAGTACCGTCAAGACTACTAAAAGAGAGAACATTATTTATTACAGGCGTTCCTATTGATGGTGAGTTAACCCGTATAGTTGTATCGGTTAAATAAATAGTGGATTCATCAGTGCCGAGTTTAGCGATAAGACCTAAACTTTTTACATTTGCCTCTAGTTTTTTTTCTCCCCCTGCACCAGAACCCGCATTTAGTTCTATGAAATTAGGCTTAAAGGAAATGCTAAAACTATCCCCGTCTATTATGTGTGAGTTTACAACATCAAAAGAATCTGGGGCTAAAGAAAAGACACCGAAAGTTGTAGGGCTACTTATGTTATATAACAAACTTGCATTATTCGCACCATCATCATTTATACTTGCAATAATCTCTTTATTGATATCTCCTAACTCAATATTTTGGTTATCTATTTTAACCCCTCCGTCTATTGCGGTAAGATCAGTACCCCCTGCGGTTGGTGCTAAAGCAATAATATCACGAATAGGAAAATTCTTGGTTTGGTTGCTTTGTTCTGCATCCGTTCCTAAGACAAAATCATCTATGGTTACTTTATCGTCTTTTTCAAATTCTTCTACTCTCATAGCGGTTTGTTTTAGTCATTAGTTAGATAGGTTGCTGATAATTGTATTCTTTGATCTGATCCCGAAAAGGTTATTGCTGCATAGTTTCTTCCTGTTTGTGGAAGACCACTGTTTGCGGGTTTGATTTGAAATCTAAATTGATCGGTTGTCCCTCCCGATCTCACAAAAACGCCTTTTATAATATCAAAATCAACTGAGGGTGAAGCGGCTCTAAAGTCGGTTACAATCACTGTTCCATCTCCAGAGACTTCAAAAGGCATCCCTTGTATTGCTAAAATCCCTGTAGGAATATTGGTTGTGGTTATAGAAGAGATAAGCAACTCTAAATAAACAAGCTTTCCAATTCTGTAATAGGTAGCGGATTGAGTAAAGGCATATGTCGCGCCACCTCCGAAATCTAGTAATTCAGCCGTCCATACGCCCTCACTAGCGACTCCTGACAAACCAGTAACAAAAGCTCTATCCACTAATGACCTGTCGGTATAGTTAGAAGAGTAGTCACTTGCATATCTAAGCCCTCCGGTATTGGTGTTGTCTCGAAGAATTGCGCCCGTTTGACTCATTGTAATGGAAGCACCTTCAGAAATCAAACTCCCGCCTCCTTGTAAAAACAATGTCCCGCCTTTTAAGCTTACTCCATTGTTTGCTCCTGAACTTATTTCTAATTCACCGAAATTTGCTGCTGTTCCGTCGCCTTCTCTGGCTACCCTAAATTGTCCGGTAGTCCCTACTATTTCATAAAAATAATCTTCAAATAAAATTTCTACTGAATTCTGTGTTTTTCCGTTGGATATACTTGTGTATTCACCAATACCACTATCGAAATGATAAAATGCTTCGTAATCTTCGTTAGGGTCTTGTATTAAGTATATTTTTGAAGAGTCCCCATTTGAAGGTAAAGACGCATAACTATTGAGGATAACTATGTCCCCACCTGATCCTGAACTTGGTGTGCTTTGCCCGATAGTTCCGGTTGCATCTATAAAGGATAAAACGTTGCCTGCAACTGGTGTTCCTATAAAGTGGGAGTTAATTTTTATTCCTGTTACATCAACATTTATCGAGTTTTTATTTGCTGTTGCTCCATCCTCAAGGAGTATTCCACTGGTAGAGATTGAGAACAATTGCATTGCTTTTGCGCCTCTTCCTTCAATTCTAAAAGTGTTCCCTGCGCCTATAGCAAGGGTAGTGTCTTGTGCTGTTGTTCCTCCAATCTCAATATTATTCCCATCTAAAATAACACCTCCCGTACCATCTGCGGTAAGGTCAATTCCTTCTGAAGCTAAAGCAATAATATCACGAATAGCAAAGTTTTTGGTTTGGTTGGTCTGCTCTGCATCCGTTCCAAGCACAAAGTCGTTTATCGTTACATTGTCGTCTTTTTCAAAATCTTCTACTCGCATAATGGTTTATTTTTATGAATCAAACTCCTATAGTTTGATCGTATACGCTTTTAATTTCTACCTCTGTCAATAGCCTTTTCCATACGAAAAAATATCGTAGAGAACCGTCCATGCTTTCTGCATCATTATTGTTAACTGCTCCAATCAAAAAATCCCTGGTCGAAGTCCCAACGGTTACGGCTGAAGTTTCATTAAGTCTTTCGGTTAGGTTTTGATACACAATCGTTTTATCATTGGTGTTATCACGTTGCAGGGTTATCATTGTTTCATCTATGGGCGGTGCTTCTGTATAGTTTTTAAACACCCTACCATCGTGAAAAAAGAGTCTACCGGATTTAAAACTAAGTCCCATCTGACCTAAAGAGCCTGAAATGTTACCAAGCCAATCACCGGTATTTGCTCCTGTTCCACAAATAGCAATTATAGTGTAGTCTGTAGCGGGTTGTGGAAAATTTAAATCTCCGACTATTCCAAAATCTAAAAAGTCCCCGTTTCCTTGGAATCTTATTTGTCTTCTTCCTCCTGCTTCTTCAATAACTGGCTGTCTATTAATGTCTGTCTGCTCTGCAAATGGGGCGGTGCTTCCTGAAATTATATTTCTCCATTGCTCAACACTTTCCCCAATTAAGGCGGCACTTCCTGTAGTGGTATATGCGGACTCTGGGGTAAGAGCAACTAAAGCGTCTGCGGGTAATGCCAATTCGTCTGCGGGGGCGTGTCTGTATACTCGTTCTATCTTATAAACAATATCAAAAACTCCCGCCTCCCCGTCACAGGTAAGGTAAAATGTACCTCCATTAGTTAAAAAGGTTTCACTGGTATAGAAATCTAAATCTTCGGTAACGGCTGTTACTACGGTTGCACCTCTGGCAAGTCTAATGGTTCTCGTCCATATCGTGCCGACTGCCCCGCCTATATCTAGTTCTAAGGTTAGGTTTCTATTGTTTAATGTTGGGTTGACATTAAATCTAACCCGTACCCTGTAGGTGTCTAACTCGTTGTCAGGCATGAATTTATTTGCTACTAGCCAATCCGTACTTCCAGAAGGGGCGGCTGTATTAACAACATTTGCCCCGTTGTTTTCTAATACGGTTCTTGCTCCTGTAACAAGATTTAAAGGTATACCGCTTGTATATTGGTCGTCGGCATATTGAACCCACCCTAAAAATGCTTTTTCTACTTTCCTCTTGTTAAGCCGTTGTACATTTGCCGTGTTGTTATCTATTTCCGAAGTAAGATCGACAATTGTGTTTTCTAGATATTCTGTTAACCTTGGCATAATTTTTTATTTTTCATTTGCATTTTTTCCGATCAAATACCCAAGCATTGTAGTGATTAGGTAGTCAATTCTTAGTTTGTCATTTTCTGGCATCCCATCATGTGTAATCCCTCCTATAAAAGCCAAGAGTACCCCTACAATGATGCATCCTAAAAAGGCGTAAGTAATGATATGATTAGGGTCGTTTTTCATTACCAGTATATTTCTACAGAAAAGCCGTCATTAACTGCTGTACCCGCTTGTAATACATCTACAATAATATTCCCTATACTAACACCATAGTTACAAGTCATTTGTTGCCCCGCAGTATGTTTAGGTGTTGCTATTACAGAAGTAGCATCGTCAAATAAAACAGTTCCCGCATTAATTGAATACTGACCTGTAGTAACTCTGGTCGTAGTAACAGCACCTAAATAAGTACCGTGTCTACCCGTTATATTACCCGATCCATCTATAGTTAATATTAGGGTGTTACCCGTAGAGGTATTATCGTCATGGTTAATTACCGTTTTTCCTCCTTCAACCGCCCAAACGTTACCTCTAGGGAATCCGGTTTCAGTAAATGTGACTTCTTTTTGAGGAAGCACTTCGTATTCACTTACACCACCAAATAATTGATGGTCGTCGTCTAGCCCTTTTACGATACATGGTTCTGTAGAGCCGTTTACAATAGTAAAGGTGTTTCCGAAATCATATAAGCCTTTGGGAACACGCAATATTATTGCAGAATTGACATTAGGAACATTGTAGCGTAAACCAGTAGTAATCGCTTTTTTGTCCAGAGTAACATCGAGATCGGATGTATCCATTGTGTACATTGTTACTGACTGTATCGACATATCATTAACAGCGTTTCCGGGCGGTATATAAAAGAAAGTTCCTCTATCTGTAGTACCACCACCACCATAAGTAACTTCACCTATTTTACTACCTTCTAAGTGTATCTCTGCTACATCACTATTAGGTGGGCAAATCATACTTATTGTATGCATTACATCTCTATCAATATCAAATGTTGTGTTACCTCCAGTATTAATCATAGTGATCTGTAGTTGACCTGTAGTAACGGTAACATTAAACTCAAAACGTCCATTACTACCCCAAGAAGTATTATTAGGCTCAATATCAGCCCATATTTGCCCGTCATGAGTAGCACCAAACATCATCCTAAAGTCAACACGAAAACCGTTGGCTCTGGCAGTGTCCCACAGTGCTTGTGTATTATTAGGTGCTTTTGCGGTTACTGTACCTCCTGTTTGAGTTATTCTGATAACTTCTGGAAATCCTTGGTGGTTAAGAGTATTTACCCATCTTACCATATTAGAGCCTGTCCATCCAGAGTCAGCAAGGGTATTTCCTTCTGCAAAAAAGAATTGTCCTGTGTCTACAGAACTAAAGTTAATACGGGTAGTATTGAAATACGCCCAATCTTCACCGTCATAAATTATGGGTCTATTATCCGCTAACCCATTTAAAGCAATTGTACCCTCTGGGTGGTTTGCGCTAGTTGTTGGAATTATACGAGGGGGTAAGAATCCACGCATAGGACTATCTAGCTGTAGCACGGTGTTTGCTTCTAACGCAGGCTCATCTACAAAAACTGTCAGACTGTAGTTAAACAAATAAACAGTTTGAGACGTACCCGTAGACCTTTTTCTTAAAATTACTTGCGTATCACCATTACCAGAGGTAAACTCAAAGACAAACGTATTTACATCTCCTACATCGTTATTAGATGCGGGGATATCAAAAGACATTAATTGATTGTTGTTTGTGTCTACTATCTCATAATCTTGAGTCGTACCCCCTGAAGAGGTTGCCGTCCCAAAGGTCATAGTAAATTGAATCCGTTGGAATAAACAATTAGCAAATGTAATCGCCAAACCACGAGTTCCCGAACTTGTAGTAAATCTTAGCCCTCTATGCGCAGCATCAAACCCTGTCATGGTTGCTACATTTGTGCCGCCATTATCTATAGCACTTAACGTAATACTAGAGCTTGGGTTTAATGTGGTATCATCAGAGGTAAGCCTTTTTTCTGCTATCAAGTTTGTCCAATAGGTGGCATCAAAAAGCCAATCTGTAGAAGTAGGCGCAGTCCATGAGCCATATTCCCCCGCACTTAGTCTAGTTCCTATTTTAGAAAATCTACCTATTACTGTTGCTTCTGCGTGTAGGTCTACTGTTTCATTTTCAAAATCAATCCATGCGATTTCATTAGCGTGCGCACCGATACTTTTTGTTGCTATACCTCCTGTAGAACCTTGGATTACACCTTGATCTCTCCAGTTTACCGTATCTATTGATACCACTATTTCTTGATTAGCGGTGTCGGTATGTAAAGTTCCTGCTCCAAATACTGTACCCGCTTCATAATTAACAAGAAGGTTAGAAGACATAGTGCCGTTCCAAGTTCTCCCTGAATCAAAATTCATTTGAAACATTAAAGCAGAGTTCACATCTGTCTGATCTGCTCTAACAAATCTAAACTGCGTATCTGCCAGAGATACATTACCCTCTTCTATAACCTGACTCAATGTTATAGAATCATTACTATTAGGATCGTCTACACCTCTTATGACTGTTCCTAAAACAGAGAAAGTAATCACAGCGTTAGTTGTAGGACTCGTTAGAAATAAATCTAAGTCAATATGGGAAACATCTGGCGCAGTTACCGCAGACCAAGTAATTAAATTGTACCACCCTGTATTTGAGCCTCCTAAATTGGTTAGTGTTGCAAAGTCAGGATTAAAGCCTAAAGCATTTACTAGATTATAATTACTATTATAAATTATAAGGGCATCATCACTAACAGCCTTATAAATCATTTGATTAATCCCTGTGGTTGGATAGGTTGTTGTTGTCGATCCGTCTGTATTTCCTAACCAGTGATACCCTAGTGCAACCCCATGAGAAAGGGCGTGTATTTCTCCGCTATAGGTAATTGTAAAGTTGTCCGCATTTGTAATTTTGGTGATAACCCCGTCGGCTAAAGTAGATTCATTTGAGGCGTTTGCCTGTGTCCAAGTCCCTGAACTTTGTAAGTATAAGGGGGCATAAAGATCAGTAGCGGTAAACCCATGCGCGACTTGCGTTATATTTTCACTTAGGTTAGTTTCCATATGTTCCCAAGCCCCATCCTTGAAAATGTAGTGCGCTCTTTGGTTTGCGGAATAGACCATATCCCCATTTACTGCGGTAACAAAAACGTATGATGCAGAGTCCCACCGAGCAAAGTTATTTTCTTGTCCTACCCATGCGCCTGTTGCTAAACCGCCAAGCCCTGCAACAATATAACGCCCGTCTGTTACAGGGGTTGTTGGAGGTGTTACTAGCGATACATCAACAACTTTTTCGTAGTTCTGTTGTTCCCTGTTATCAACAATGGTTTGTCCGATAGATTGACTTACTACTACATCGTATCTATTGGTCGCGACTTGATTTATTTGTAGAATAGCATTACTAATATCAATTTCTAACGCCCCTGTGGTATATGTCCCTTTGTTTTGTGGGGTTTGAAATTCGCTCGTAGCATCACCAATAGTAACAATGTTGTTTGCTAAAGTTTCAATACTACTATCTGAATTGGTAAAATGCCAAAATCCTTCGGACTCATCATTTAGTGTTAAGGCAACTACGCCCGATATCCCTTTTAGGTCGTATGTTCCAGAACGTAAATCTGTAGCACTAACACTAATTACTTCGACTGTTTCTCTGTCGAAAATGTCCTGAAATCCTTTGGATAGCAGGGCATTGTACTGTATTTTCTTTTTTTTTCCCATTATGAAAGTTGTCCGGGGTTAACAGGGTAAAAGTTTCCGGCACTGCCCGCCCAAACAATAGTTTCCACTATAGTTGCCCCTGCGCCTAATGTTGCCGAGGAATGGGTGATTGTGCTTGGTCGTTGGTCTTCTGTGCCTATGTCTAACCATGCGATTGTGGGGATATAATCATCTTGACTTCTTAGTAAGTCAATAATGCTTGTTCTAAGGGTTAGGGTTCGTAGCAAGGCAATCATTTCGTTTTGTTTTGCTTCCGAAGCATCACCACCGCCACCGCCACCGCCACCGCCTACCGAACCTGTGCTTGAGAACATCATAGCTCGTAAGGTGTCTTCTGTATAGGGTACGTTAAGTGCGTCTGCGGTAAGATTGACTGCTATTCGATAGTAACTGTAAGCGTTATCGTTGTATTTTAATACTAGAAAACCATCTCCAACCGATGCGGTTACGTCTCTAGCAGGCTTCATAAAATCATAGCTAAAATCTTCATTTTGAACCACTAGATAATTATTATCAATGTATACTCTTTTCATGATAAAGAAAACTTATTATTAATAAAATCTATGGAGATAAACAAAGTTATAGTTTTTATTTATAATAAACAATTTGTAGTTTTGTGAGATGGATAACATAAAAAAGGATACTAAAGAACCGTTCCCTATTCGGGTTCACCCTGACACACAAGAGGCGTTAAAGAAGCGTGGTATATACTTGGGAAGAAACCCGCACAAAAGGAAATACAACCATTCTGTCTTTCATTTGAACGATCATTATAATTTTTTAGAATATCTTCTTGTGGTTCGTATACACCTCCAAAAGAAGTATAATATTAGTTGGAGGCGTTTAGAGTTTTTACTTTACCTGTTTCCTAAACAATTTTTCACTTACTATGACTTTGTAGAATTCCCTGCGCCCTATAATATGAGGCGTATTAAAGAGATGACTCAAGACGGTTTTGTAGAGAAGTTTGAAAACCGAAAAAAGAAGGGTCAGGGCATGACTATTTATTGTTTAACCCGTCGGGGAAAACAGATTGTTACAGACTTCTATCAGTATTTATCTGGAGAGAAAAAGCTACCACTAGGAAAACTCTACAGTCCTTTAATGGCTGAAAAACCGAACATTCAAAGAACGCTCAAGATGCAAAAGATGATTAAAAAACTAGCAACTCAAGATGGTTTGCGTTTTAAGATAGAAGAGGACTAGCGTTTACTGCGGTAGTTGTCAACCAATTTTTGATAGGGTTTTTCTTTTTCTTCACGGATCATTGTAGCGCGATCCTCTTCCGTTGTTTTACAGAAATAGACGGGATTTATTCTATACACCCCACGTTTTGTTTTGCTTACAAGGTCGTGTTTTGCGAGTTCTATAAAGGCTTTATTTATGGTGTTATCTGAAAACGAACGCTTACTATAGGCAGCCGCTTTATTCATGTTTTTCTTAAACAAAGCATTGTTTGAAACGTAGTTATTTCTATCCATATTTTCGAGACAAAAATCTAATACACTTCTTGCGCCTCTGCTAAGATCGAGCAGTATTGTAACCGCAGACTCGTAGGTTTTTACGTGGTCTTTTTGTGCCTGAAAAACAAACCATGATACCATTCCAATACGTCTTTCTTTTGAAAGTTCTTTATCGTAGGATAAATACCGTATTAGAGAGGTTGATTTATTCATCTTCTTCAACCGCAAAACATTGCATTTCTTTTAATAACAGGTGTTGTTTGCTGTCTTTAATAACGGGTATTCCCGATCCTTCATAGAAGCGTACTTTTTCACCTACTTTCAACTTCATGGTATAAAATGGCGTTCCTTTCCCAACGACTTTAACTGTTCCCGATTTTATTTTTCTGCCAGAAATAGGAATTATGATACCGCCTTTTGTTTTGTTTTCCATTGGGGCTAGTTCCACCAGTACAATATCTCTTAGGGTTACTATTTCTTTTTTCTCTGTCATGGCTTGTTTATTTATAACCGCCTACTGATAAGCCTCCTTTCGTAGTGAACACCTATACATTTGCCTTGCGATTCATTGATTTGGTCTACTTCAGTTTTGTCATCATCGATATGGATATCAAAGCCCGATAAATACCCGCTTTTTGCTTCGTAGTTGGTAAACTGAATATTTTTTTCTATTCCTAGTTCTCTTGCTACATTTAGTAAATCTTCGTGTACGATATGGACGGCATTACGCCTCAAGGTTCTTGAGGTGGTTATCCAAACTTCGCTTCCAAGGTCGATATGTTTCTTTGCCAAGTCTTGCATTTCTTCGTATTCTAAAACGCTATCGTAATCAAAGCTTATTTTCATTTTCTTCTGTTTTGGAAGCCGCTATGTATGCGATTTCAGATAGGTTAATAAAAAAGATTGGATTGTCGTTTTCGTCGGAAAATATCTGGAATGTTTTAGCCTCACCTTTTATTATTTTTTCTTTTAAAATTTTCGCAATAGCTACACTGATTTCTACGCGATCCCGATTTTTAAATACTATTGTCATGTTTTTTATTTATGTTATGGATAAAGGGGGTTTTAGTTTTCTTTAGGATCATAAGTGTGCATCATCATTAAATCAATCGTTACATCATCCTTACATTGTTCACATACGTAATGTGATCTGGCTTTTTTTATGTATTCGGCTTCACAGCACAATGTTTTATACTTTTCTCTCATAACACATTTATCGTTACTTCAGTTCGGGGAACAAGCCCGTATATTTTAGTACTACTCACTTTGCATATTCTGGCATCATCCGTAAAAACGATCCCACCCATAGCATCAAACAGCCCTTTCATTAGATTATCGGTAAGGTCTGGTTTTGTTATTTTATAAATAATCCCGCCCTCTTTTAAGAATGCTAGTTTTTTCTTTGTCCATGATTTCAGGGGAGGGAATACAAACGTTACTTTTACCCCAATTGCGTTGTCATAAGGAATGTGGTTTAGAGGTAGTTGAGATTTCACGTCGTATGCAATATTCCTTTCATTTTGCACCACTTCTTTTTTTTGATATGAGGACACAAAACTTTTTCCATTTCTCCCTTTGGCAATTCTAAATCGTGCCGATTGTTTTGCTTGTGGAGTTCCTAGAATTTTAAAAGATATTTCGCTCATATATATAAAAAAATAAACCCCCGATAAAGAGGGTTTATGAAATTCAAGACTTTAGGTCATTAGCTAACCTACACAGAAACCACTCTGTTTTTTTTAAATTTTAACAAAATAAATTTGCTTTAAACATACTTACACCAGTACAAATATACAAAAAAGATACATTTTATCCACTTAAAGTGGATAATATATCCACTTTAAGTGGATGTATTATCCATTAACTATTTTACAAAATATTGTAAATGAATTATTTAAGTCAAAAAAAACCCATATAGACAAATTTATTTGACTTTTTTTTTGTTTTTATATGCTATAATTTTTTTTTCATTATATTTATTTGAATATCAGCAGTTTATAATTTTAACATAAAAAAACATTATTTTAATTAAGAAAATTTTATATATCTTAGACTCGAAATTTATTGACGACTCTACATGAAACCGCTAAATGCCTTTAAACTAATTACTTTCATTACTGTTCTAGTGATACTTTGTTTTTTGGATCATTCTTTTTCTTTTCTTGTTTTCATTATTTTCATAGCCTTAAACCTATCATTTACCCTTGCTTTGCGTTGGTTTGCGTATCGTACTACAAGACTTGTTGCGTTTAGAAGAACTCTATTCAATAACGATATTCAAAACGAAACCGATTTTTATAACCATTTACCAAGCTTCAACAAAATGTTGTACTCTGTAAAACCTTTACTCCTTGAAGAGTGGCAAGCTAAAACCAATAGCGACAATGAAAAAACAAAAATTCCCAATTGAACAATTAGAAAACACAGTAAAGGACTTGTGGATATGTAATGTGTACCATTCAAAAATGAATTTACCTTTGCTTTTTTTTGCTGATAAAATTTCTGACCATTTTGATTTTGGAATAAGTAAAAACGAAGTAAAATCGAGAGTTATAGAACATTTAAAAGACTACAAACCAACACAGGAAGAAATAGACGACTGCATAGATCGATGTGAGAACGAAGGGAAAGCGAACCGACCTCGAATTAAGGTTATTGATCTTACCGACATAGATATTCCCGAAGAGGTAATGGATGCAGTGAAAGCCACGGTTACGGAAATTTTCAATGTTGATTTTGAAGAACTACAAAACACCAATCGATACAAAGAGGAAGAACGTAAGTTTCTTTTAAAAACGATAGCCGAACATGAGGATGATATCATTGCGGGGATGCAAGACAACTCGAAAGGTAAGGAATACCAAACGGCTAATACCATGCATCATATTTCAGAACTTATGTTTCTTAAAATAAAAATAGAAAAAGAAGTTCAAGAAAAAGCAAACCATGATCTTTTAGACTGTATCGTAGATATAAAACGAATCATTAATCATTGTAAGCCTTTTGTTGAAATAGTAGCCTAAACGATGGATAAGGCTATCAACATATTAGAACCGATACGTATCGATATTTACGAGGACTATTACAAGTTCTTAACCAAAAACGGCAAAGAGCCTTGTCCTGAAAAAATACAACATTATTACATAGATCACAACGGGAACAGGATATGTCTTGGGGAGCAGATGGTTATTGTAAGGTAACCATAAGACCTGTTCCCGTTATAAAATAAAACTCAAAAATTATGAAACAAAAAAAACTAAACACACTTTTAGGCTTAACGGATCACTTACGATTCCAGTACAAAGCAATGGTTAATGATTACAATAAGTTTTTTTCTAATAAACAAGGGGCATTTACTGGAGAAAAATCGACCTACACCCCAAAAGACGGGACAATGGACGTACCTAGTAAACGAAACAACAAACGAGTAACCACTACGGTTAAAGAAAAACTCGATTATTTTATAGAGAATACAGGCGATTTTATAGATGCTTTATTCTCGCAAGAACGCACCAATGCAGGGGGAACAGTAAAAGCCGAATTAATTATTGAGGGGGACTCTTGGGGAGAGTTTACCGTGTTAGAATTATTGCGGTTACGTTCCCTTGTTGAAGGTACGGAGTTAGGAAAATTAAGCACTATGATAGAGTCAATTCCGGTACGTTCGGACTCTGAATATTGGAACAAGTCCGAGAATGAAGAACATACCGGACGGGATATCTACGAAACAGCCTTAACTACTGGAGTAAATAAGTCAACGGTAAAAACGCCTTTTATCCCTTTAGACCCCAACTTACAAGGAAAAGAATTGCCTGTAAATTATCAAGCCCCTGTGGTTACTAAAGACGAAATCCTTGAATTAGGAGATTATTCGCACCAAAAATTTTCTGGCGAAATTTCCCATAGAGAACGAGCAATGATGTTACTAAGAAGGAACACCCTTGCTACTGCGATAACCAAGGCATTGAAAGAGGCAAATGACTGCCCTGTAGAAGAATCGGAACTAACAGGGAAAAGAATATTTAATTATTTGTTTTACGGTAATTAAAGATAATGACTACAGCGATAGCTTTAACTTCAACTTTAGCAAGAATACTCGGTTATTTTTCTGTGTTGTGTCATAGCTTTACCTATAGTCTTAATGGTGATAATACTAATTAGCATACTACAACAAACGGTCACGGGTTCGAGTCCCGTACCGCCCTCCAAGATTACCCTAGAAAGGGCGGTTAGTTCAGTTGGTAGAACATTTGGTACTTGGTGTAAGACATAGGCTAATTAAATGTAGAATCACACAAAAACCCCCCAGACCAGAAGGAAATTGATCTCTGGGGGGTATATTAAACATATGGCGGGATGGTGGAACTGGTAGACACACATTGATATTTGATTCAATTTCCTTCCTCGTTACTGTCTTATAGACCGAGTTCAAACATAGACAAGAGGATTACAGGTTCGAGTCCTGTTCCTGCCACTAAAGTAATATAGATCAATATGGAAGATAAAAACACTAGAAATAAAACCTTGTTATCTTTTTTTAAAAAGACACTGCGCACGGATAAAATACACTTAAACCGAAACTTAAATTCGCCCGCATTTATCTATGATTACAAAAAAGTTTTAGCCTGTACCGTTAGGGAATCAGAATTACTTTTAAAAGAAGACTATAGAGGTCGTGTTTTAGATACTTTAGAGATCACCAAAAATATTACCTATGATCCGAAAAAACTAAAAGAGTGGTTTAAGAACAGTACCCATAGAAAGTGCTATACTATTAGGGTTAAAGATAAAACACTTAGATTAGCAGGGTGGAATTTTTTGTTTCCAGACAAAAATAACCCAAAGGGAAAATACCCTGTTTTTTCAGAAGAACAGTTTAATATATATTTTCAGAAACATATTGCCGAAGACATTGCCTTTAATTATGCCGAAGGGGTGGAATTGGTGGTAGAATAAACCGTATAAAAAATGAAAGAAGAAGATGAATTTTTGCAAGAATATGAAACAAGCTTTTTCACAGGCTCAAGATATTACGACCTACTAACCAAAAGAGGAAGAACATCTATGCCAACGTATACAAAATATACACATCGGTATCCTACAGGAATGTGGGAACTAGAGAAAGCCTATAAGATCACACAAGACCCAAAACAAAAAAACAGGTTTGTAAAAAGACCTAATAAAATATTAGTAGACAAATTCCCTAAAATGTTTGGATTATGATTAATTTATTTGAAACACCGAGCCTCTATAAACCAAGAAAGAAACATCGATTCTTAACGTATAAAAACGGACTGATTGTAAGTTATCTTTTTGTATACCTACTCTTTTCATCCTTGATTCTTGCTTTTATTTTTTTAGTCATGGCATTTTTTGATAAAAGCGCACTTTTCCTATTACACATCTCCACTTTATCCCTATATGTAGGAGTTGCAATTTATTACGGTGTAATATTCTCCCTTCTGTATCTATATCACTGGAATAAAAACAAACTTGTTTTTACAGCGTCGGAAATGTCGCATATAGGAGCATTTAAAACCATTGGCGAAAAAATCAATGTTTCTGATGGAAACGGTTTTAGTATACCCGTAAAGATTACTAAAATCACAAAGCGCAAAAACGGCACGTATATAATCCGGTACAGATGAAGAAGAAACCAACCTATGTGATTAACGATAAATTTTACCCCCATTCTATACACTGCTATACCTGTGGTAAAACCAGTTATAACCATATGGACGTAAAAGAAAAATACTGCGGTCATTGTAATAAATTTCACGAATTCAATGCAAAATGAAACTAAGAAAAGACCAAGTTATACAAATCGTACTAAGCATTGCTATAGTACTTGCTTGTATTGGTTATATGTATATACATGGCTTTTCATTCTTAGTTTTTACCGTTGGATTTATCAATGCCTTAGTTACAGTATTATTGCTGTTTTATAAAATGAAATAATAAACCAAAAATATGAAACAATTAGAAACAGATCCCGTGCTAAAAGAATGGTACGATTCTAGACCAAAAATTATCCAACAATTATACGAAAAATGCCCTTTTGGTGAATACATTATCAGTAATGACGCACCTTACGCGCTTACCTGCCCAGGTACTACAGTAGAAGTTATCGGCTACAGAATAACAGGCGAAATAATCGTAAAACTCCTAAGAGAAAATATGCTGCCCGAAGCACTAAAACACGAAGCCGAACTTATAGAAAAATACCAAACACCAAAAGAAAATATAGAAACTATAATTACAGCAGATGGAATGAAAACAGTAGTAGAACCAGAACACTTAATACCCAAAAAAAAAGACCGACCGGACACCACTTTACCTTTGTCCAATCGGTCAAACGTGAAAATTTAGACGTAAAATTCTCATCTCAAATATAGTATTTTAAAATGAATCAAACCATACAACAATTTAGCCAGTGGATCAGAGGGCAGCCCGAATACATAAAAAGAACCTCTCAAGGGTGGCATATAAAAGCCCAAGAAGAGACAACAACCATTATTATATACGATCCCGACGGGTGGGATAGAACAAACTTTGATTACTCCTTTTTTGAGGAATATATCACCGCCAAAGAATTTGAAAAAAGAATGATAAACTCAACTATAATGTTTGGAAAGCATGAACGAACAAGAGATTAGAGAACTGTATAAAAAAACCCCGCCATCGCTACTACTAGACTACCTCGTACAAGAAATAATGCAAGGACAAGAACTCATATCAGGAATAGAACAAACAGCAGATCGAATAAAAAACTCACAGGAATATATGCACTACCTAGAAGATACCTACGAGATCGCTATAGAAAAAGCAAATACCATCATAAATACCTCTATGAAACGAGGGAGTCTACTAAAAGAAGTTCTGATAAAATTCTTTATAGGCGTAGGACTATTTATTATCATAGACCTCGCTCTTACCCTAGACCTATTGTTCTTTAAAGCAGTCCCTACCAAAACAATTGCTATACTGCGAACTTATGATTTTTCCCTCTTTATGATCTTTGTCCTGTCCCTATCTATTTATGTCAGAATAAAAATGAAAAAAATAAAGAAATGACCATAATAACTGATAGAATAACAAACGTAGAATATAAAGATAATACCCTCTCGTTACATTGGAGTAAATCCGGTATTCATTCCTTTACAGAAATAGAACCTAACACTTGGATATCCAAGAAAAGTAAAAAACTATGCTCTAAAAAAATGAACGACTTTTTAAATAACCTGAAAAAATAAAGAAATGAGTATATATAACCTCTTAAACCCTACCAGACCAGAAACTTGCCACGTTCTGCCATTATTAGGAAAACACCCTAGAAAAGAATATCCAAGGTTTAGAAATAGCTTTCTTACCGAAGAAAAAAAAATAGTCCTTATGACTAGAACAGGAGGCGGTAATAGAAAAGCTTATAAAATAGAAAATAGAGCCATAAAAAAACACCCTAACTACCTCTATGACTATGACGACCCCTTCGATAAAACATTCGCATACTGGTTCTTCTCTGTACCCGAAGAGTTTGAAAATGATGTAACACTAATTCTACTAAACCTATTTAAAGGAACTTCAAAAGAATACCAAAATACCATTAAAACCATAATGATAGAACAAAAAGAACAACTCGAAATATTATACGAAGGAACAGCCGAAAGTATACCTATACAACCAGTTTCCGAAGATTGGATAAAAAGCCATATAAAAAACTCTATTGAAGCAATGAAAAAATGAAAGTCATTATTGCCGGAGGACGAGATTTTGACGACTACCAATTTTTGAAAAAAAAATGTGACGAAATACTAAAAAAACTAACCAAAATAAAAATCGTCACAGGTAAACAAAAATCCTACGACAAAAAAACAAAACACTACTACGGAGCAGACTACTACGGAGAAAAATATGCAGAAGAAAAAGGACACATCATCGTAGAATTCCCCGCAGATTGGGACAACTTAGGACTAGCAGCCGGAGCAATACGAAATAAACAAATGGCTCAATATGCCGATGCACTTATCGCCTTTTGGGATGGTCAATCAAAAGGAACTAAAAATATGATCGACCAAGCAAAAAAACTAAACCTTAAAACCAGAGTCATTACATATACCAAACATGAAAGTCACCATAGGAACACATAAAGGATTTGAAGGAGATCAAGCTTGGTTTACTATCCATAACCAAACCTTTTTCCTGCAACCCGTAGAATCTCCAGAACTCGCACAATGGTACGCTAAAAACCTTAAAATAGCCATTGAAAAACTAGACGTAAAAGTAAAGAAAACCAAAAAAAGCCCATACGACCTATGATAAAAGAAGAAGTAGAAAAACTTACCGACGAAGTAAGAAGCATTATGAAAAAAGGAAAACTCCCATATGCCTTACTTACCCTAGAACCCGAAGAAATGGAGATACAAGCAAGTGGAACACTAAACGATGATATGTTCGTCATAGTCCTTGAAGAAATCCTATCAAAAATGAAATCAAAAACAAAATGACACGAAAAGAACAAATTGAAAAGTATTTTAATGATCCTGTCATAAAAAACTATCAAACACAACTTAAAAACCTGTTCCTTCATAGTCCAAAAACCCTAGTCCTAAAAGATAATGAAGAGATATACCATTACCCCGAAGAAACACACAAAAAAGCCTCGGAACTATGGAGACTAACTCTAAAACATACAGCAAATAATTACCCCGAAATTAAACCCGATAGAGACGGTGAAATACACAATAAATGAAAAATAAACCACCAACCAACTCATTAGCAGAATTTGCAGTAAAAACCCTTAAAGAATACGCACACCAAAATCAACTACCACCAAGATCAACAAGCGACCTATCACCCCTAGAAAAATGGCTTATCGAGAAATTACTATACAGAGATATAATCATAAAAGACCTACTCTATGATACTAAAGATAAAACTAAATAGCTATATTTAATACCTTAAAATACAAGACTATGACCAAAGAACAAGCGATACAACTCATAGAAACCAAACAAAAAGAAAAACATATCCTACTCAATCAACTCGAAAAAATTAAAAATGAAGTCGAATACTTTATCGATAATGTCGAAACCTCAAATAAAACCGTAGAAGACGTAGAGAATACAGACCGCCAATCAAGAGAAGTGCTAATGCAACTCTATGACATAAATACAGACCTTCTCTTAGCCTATGTAGTCCTTGAGAAAAATATCTCCATACTCGCAGCAGAAAACGCAATGTACGAGCCTTATATCGAAAAACTAATGAATAAATAGAAATACGCTGAAATATGACACCAGAACAAGCAAATAAACTTAAAATAAATGATAAAGTCCTGTATAGAAAATCAGAAGTATATACCCTAGAAGAACAAGGGTTTATTGACGAAATAAAACACTTCCCCAATGACTACGAACTTATCAACGGTGAACTTATTAGACACTACAAAATGACCGATCCCGAAGCATATCAAGCTATTGAACAATACCTTAAAAAGAATTAATTACACCTCCTATAACTTATGACCGTATAGATAAACCCTAATAGAAAAACACTGTCTGGTCGTGAATGTGAGACTGTTTTTGTTTTTGTGGCGATTCCCCCGAAAAGGAAATTCGTTTTGGTTTTGCATAGGGGGGTGATTTTTCGCGGTTGTTTCGTCAGATTTTTGAGTTTTTGTTTTTCGCCAGTGTTTAGGGTTTTATCATACTAATTTCTTATTACTCTCTTTGCTATATGTCATTTTTATTCATGCTATTTATATATAATAAAAACCTTACTATAAGATTAAGTTATAATAATAGCATTGTAAATCCCTTGTGATTACTCACCTTGTGTAGTACTGTGTGTTGTGTTGTCCCTGTTATCGTCCCTTATATGTGTATTTCCTCATGGTCAACCCCAAATGCTGGGCGTATTTAAAAATTACTGTACCTTAGTACTGTACACTCTCTTAATTTCCCACTATAAACCAAGGATTATGTTAAAATACTCTTAATATAGGGTATATTACTACACTTGATTATATGTGTACGTTTGTTTGTGCGTGATAAAAACACAGTCTTACACAGTCTTTATTGAAACATACAGTATGACGTTACATTGTAATCTTTGTTTATCCCTTTTTTTTTCTCCATGCGTAGTGCAACTATGTTAAGGTTTATTTATTCTTTTCAATTCTCTTTTATAATGTATAGGTTTGTTTTTCTTAAATACTTATAGTTGTGTATAAGTTCCCGTTGTAAGCGGATTCTTAAACGTAAACGCAATCTAATGGTTTTTTAAGTTCGTCAATTGCAGCCCTGTTTGATTACGGGGCTTTTTGTTTCTTGATAGTCTTTATTTATGGGGTATTTCGGGTATATATAAGTTTTCTTTATGTTATGTGTGTTTTGCATAAGAAATAAATATCAATAAATATTAAGAAAAGTTCAGTTAGTAGCTGAACTTTTAAAATAAAGTGTTATATTTGTACCATCAATGTGTCACAAGGGCGATTGAGTTAAATTATTAAAATTATAGTATTATGACAACTTTAAGAACATTATTAGTAGCGGTATTATTATCAACTTCATTAACTGCTAGTGCATCGACTATCGGTGACAACGACAACACATCTAAAGAGGTAGTAAACACATTAAACAACAAATTACAGGTATCAGTAAATGGTATGTTTGTGACGGTTGATTCTGTGGAAAAATATAGCGGTGTTAAGATCAAGTTATTTGTTGCTGATACGATGGAGCATATTACTACTAAGAAAAGTTCAAACGAATTTGATTTCACGCAGTTAGGCGCGGGTGTTTACACTTTTGAGGTTGAAGGGTTCGCACCTACTACTATCGAGGTAAAGTAAAAGTTTAACTGATGAGGCTTTAATAGCCGAAACACTCTTAATTGAGTGTCTTAAACAGAGTTCATTGACATAGTGTAATTATTATAAGCTTCTTAGGGGTTCGTCCTTTATAAGAATAAAAGAAAGTTACACTTTTGATAAAATTACGGGAATGGTAAAACAACGAAAGAGATGATTATAGTAAATTGTTTAAAGGTTCGATTCCTTGCCCGTGACTAACACCCCAAATTAATGACATTATCTATAGTATGTATTGTTCTTTTATTGCTTTGGGTACTTATTGAGCTTATTAGATTAATAAGGGCTTACAAACGATATAACAGGACTAAAAAGAGAGATAACAACAACCGTTAATGTGCTACGGTTTTCAAAGCACAGTTAAATTATTAAAATTATAAGTATATGAGAAATTTATTAGTAGTAGCGGTATTATTTATTACTTCATTAGCAACCGCACAATTTGATCCTAATACGGGAACTAACACGGGTGAAGTTTTCACGGTTGATAGTGTTAGTCGTGAGGTATGGCAAACTTCGAAGGGTACAAAGTATTTGTTTTGCATAAATCCAGAGAATAACAATCCTTATGCGGTTTGGTTATTTACTGCCACTAATGAGAAGGACGAAGACGGGCGATTGAAGTACATAAGTAAGAAGGGTTCAAAGTGTGTTTATAAGATTGGCAAGTCTGGTAATCCTTACCCAAATTGGGATAAGAAGGAGAAAAAGAAAGTAATTGCAAACAACTAATTATTATGAGTACTACAAATTTAGATTACTTATTTATCGATCAAATAACAAATTTTGCACATTTGGTTACGATAGAGCCACAGACAAAGACACAATTTTTAGAAGTCATTAAAAAAACGTATTGTCTTACTAATCCAAAAACGGAGTTGTTTTATTCATCAACGGAAAGATCCGTTTTTAATACAATAAGACTAGATAATAAAAGAGAGTCTATTTTATTTGACTAAACAAAACTAACTAGGTTAACGGTTGTTATCGGGGGTTCGATTCCCCCGAACCATCTAAATATAAACTAAAACAAATACTATGAAAGTAGAAAACATAAAGCATGGTGAAATGGTTGCCAGAGTTAAAAAAGACGGCAAGCGAATGAGTAAGACATTTATTCGTGGTGAGTATAACAGGAGCGAAAAATGTTACGAGTTACAGAACTACGACGACATTAACGACTATGTTTATGTAAAAAAAGGCACTGAATTAATGTTAGTTGATTATTAAACAAAAAATAAGATTATGAGTAAATGGTTTTACCCTGCGCAAAAGGAGATTAGCAAAGAAATAAACAAAAACAGTCGTTTTGTTAATCAAGTTATCGCTAAAAATGATGTATTTGAAAAGTACATTATTCAAGAAAATAACGAAATGTATTGTATGCTTTACCAGATCAAAAAAGATGAATACAACGAAAAAGGATATAAAATATTAAGATTTAGAGGGTTATAACCCCAAATTAAGAGCATATTTAAAAATTTCTGTACATATGTACGGAATACGGGCAACATAAACCACTAAAAAACAACCTGTTAACTACGCACAGGACAAAAGCGTATTACATTATTAAAATTATATTATTATGAAATTAGAAGAGACACCAAGAGTATTTTTAACAGATTATGCCAGTTATAACGAAGGAACACAATTTGAGTTTGGGCACTGGGTTGATTTAGACGATTACAGCGACGAAACGGAGTTAATGGAATACATATCTAACCATTTCGATGAATGCGACGAGAAACGCCCTTTATTATGCGGTAGTGAGCGTGAAGAAATAATGATAACAGATTATGAAGGTTTTCCAAAGGAATTATATAGCGAATCAGGCGGTAATTTTGAACAAATCTATGAGTTTATTAATTTAAGTGACGATCAAAAAATTGCGGTTGCCTTTATGATAGAGCAAAATTGTGATTTAGAGTATGCAATCGATCATTGTGAGGATGTTTATTTAAGGGAGTTTGACCGACACGGAAACGATAAAATAGAATTGTTTGCGGAATATTACCCAGAAGCAGACAAAGCCGACGACGATCATACATACTTAAGAATTGATTATGATTCATTTCTTGAGAATGAATTTACAGAATTTGAGTACGAAGGAACAAACTACATAATTCATGATTCTTGGAATCACTAAAATTTGAAATATGCATCAAATATTCACTAAAAAACAAGAATACACCAGAACCTTAGAACTTTTTGAAGAAATCTATAAAAACAAAGGGTTGTATTATGCTATTGCTTTTTTATATGATAGTGGTTATCAAAACAAGCATTTAGGCGAAATGATGAAATTAATAGAACCTAAAAAACGGGAACTATGACACATTTAATATATTCAGATCATAACGTCTTTGTTGATGATTTTGAAGAAGGAGAAAAAGACCACGTTAATTTTTACGAAAATAACGCACAAGTAAAAGCCGAAAATTTGCTACAGGCTATTGAATTGTATATAACTGAAAAATTATATTATACCTTCAAAAAAGAGTATTTATATCTTGACGAAGGAACGCACGTAATCCATTATGATGTTCTGGTAGACAATGACCAACAAGAGTTAACAGAAATAGAGCGTAAACAATGGGAGAAGGGAGAAATTACAGCCTATGCAAACAGGTTTGAAATGCAGGTTTACGAAATTAATAAAGTAGAATTAAAAGACGTTAAACTATGGAATCATTAGAAGAATTATTTTATATGGCAATCGGGGTGTTAATCCTCGGTTGCCTACAATGGACATTTACCTATTTTAAAAACAAAAGGAAAAAGTAAAAATTATGACACCAGAAGACAAGAAATTTTTTAAACAGCAAGCCACAAAAAAGGCTATCGAGTATTGCAAGACATTAGGTAATAGAAACGAAGCATATAAAACGTCTAGAATGCACATAAAATTCAGTACACATCTTACTGTATCAGAAATAGTAGAAATAGCAGAAAACGACTCTAAAAGGGTGTTAAACGAAGCTAAAGCGTATTGGTCAGAATTAGGAGATGTTCCCGTAAATGAAAACGACGAAATAGACGAGGATTTTAAAGATTTTCCGAAAGGCACAGATAAATTTGAAATCTGGCATTACGTTGAGGAACATTTTAACGTTAGTATTGTCGAGGACTTAATGTATGACAAGTAACAAAAGGAAAAAGTGAAAATTATGACACCGTATTACAAAATATTCGTCTATAAAAAAGAAGCACACCAAGACGATAAAAATAATCCATCATATAAAACCCTTTTTTCTACAGAAAAACAACCTGTTAAATTTAAAACCGAAATAAGAGAACCTTTTAAAGAACTCAAAGAAAAGTTTCCCGAACCGGATTATCTGGTAGAAGCATTTATCTGTAAAGTTGATCTTATAACGGTTAATAACGAGGATGATTTGTTAAAAAAGGAATTAGTTTAACAACAAAAGAATAATACACAGCTTACAGGCTTTTGCTTGTATGGGTGAAAAAATCAAAAAGAATGAAAACATTATTAAAGTATTTAACAGAATTAACGGAACTTCAATTTAGAAATATTACGGGAGAAACAGATCCTAAGTTATACGATAATTTTACACGGGAAATTAACAAATACGGGTTACTTCCTTTTGATGGATTAAGTTATACGACACAACAATTATTAATAGCGCACTACTATATAACCAATAAAAATGTTTAAATACCTCAAAAAACACCTACTAAACTAAGAAGGCAAATTTTAATACATACCCCTATGAAAAAGAGAATATCATCTTACGAAAAACCGTTCGTCGACAAAACAATAATTGTTAACGAAAAAGAAAAAAATATTTCAAAAACGTGTAATGTAATTAACGAGAATATTTACACTTTGAGATATATTTAACAAAAAACCCTTTAAAATCAAGTTAATATTGGGAAATTAATTTGATTTCGAGAAGTTTAAGAAAGTTTTTTTAAGGGTGTTTTTCTTTCAGTTTATTTATACACAACAAAAAAAAACAATGGAACTTGAAAGTAGACTAAAAAAAAATCCAAATCTAGGCTATGTCTTTACAACTATTATAAGAGACAAACAAGGCTATGATTGGAAAGTAGTAACATCTAAAGTCGTTGGACAAAAAGGTATTATTTGTAGAATTACTAAGGGAAAACAAAGGGAAGAACGTTTTATCCCAGAAAAAGGAACAACAGACATTATCCTTATTAAAGAGGATATAAAAAGCACAAAAGAAGACGTTAGCCGTATTCATTGTCAAACGCTTATTCTTGATTTGCTTGAATCTCCTAACAAACCATTACCGCATTAACTAGCATTAATTTATTAAACCTTAAAAATTCAAGAACATGAAAACCATTTTAAAAGTATTTATTGTTGCTTTTATAGCAACCTCATGCAGTTCTGACGACGACACAGGCACAGCATTTGAATTATCAAAAGCGAATTTAACCGGAACATGGACACAAACAAAGGTGACGGGTTCTAATGGAATTGAAAACCCTGTCAGTTGTGACGGAACAACAGCAACATTGCGGTTTTTTGAACAAGGTAATGCAATAGGGCAAGTTGTAGACCCTTCCACGCCTTGCTCTATTAACGAAATTGATTTTAAAAGCTATTCTATAGATGCAAACTCAATAACCTTGCTAGGCGCAGAACCTCCAACCGATCCGGAAAGAGTCAAATTCAATGTTTTAGAATTTTCTGCAAACAATTTAGTTATTGAAGGGGTAGAAAACGACGATACAACGCAAACGTATTCGCGTTAA